GAGCACACCTTGCAATAATTATAAATCGACAGTCTCCGTTGTTTCTCCGTCCGGCAGTTTCAGCAACTACTGCTGTAACGACAACATCGGTGTTCGCCCGGTTTGTATCTTAAAATCTAATATCTTTGTATCGAAAGGGGATAAGTAATTATGGGAAAGAGAATTACCGGAAATGATATTGCAGAATTAATCAGTAGAGTTGAAACATTGGAGAAAAAGTTTGGTGTAACGCATATTCCGAAAGAATTAAAAATCGGAGATGAATTTGAACTTGCAGATGTAAACTGGAAAATCCTTGATATTACGGATGCCGGATATATGTGCATTGGTGGCTCATTGGGAAATAAAAAGTTTGATGAAAACTCAAGTGACTGGAAAAAAAGTAGTTTGAGAAGTTATCTCCACACAGAGTTCTATAAAAAGGTTTCCAAAGAGATTGGTGAGGATAATATTGTTGCTTTTAAAAGAGACCTGTTGTCTCTTGATGGACAGGAAGAATATGGGGAAACAGATGATTTTGTATCTCTTTTGACGGTTGACGAATACCGAAAATACAGAAAATTCATTCCGAATACTGATGAATGGTGGTGGCTTATTACACCGTGGAGCACACCTTGCAATAATTATAAATCGACAGTCTCCGTTGTTTCTCCGTCCGGCCGGTTCGACACCGGCCTCTGTCACCTCAACATCGGTGTTCGCCCATTTTGTATCTTTTCCTCTTCAATCTTTGAATCAGAGGAATAAGTAAATGGCAGAATCAGACTTAAAAGTAATTTTGAAAGCAAAAGATCTGGCAGAACATACATTGCGTGTAACTTCAAATTGCAATAGATATCCAAAGAAATACAGATTTTCACTGGTAGACAAAATGCAGAATAAGGCACTTGAAATCTATGAATATCTGTATGAAGCAAATCGAACCGATTTGAAGTATTACCGGAGAGAGCGTTCAGAATTACAGACTAAAGCCATAACTCACTGTGATGAACTTCTGTTTTACATTGAGTTATCAATGAAACTAAATATTATCAACACAAGAAGTATGGAATATTGGTCAAAAATGGTTTCGGATATCAAGCATATGGCGATTGCTTGGAGAACGAAAGATAAAAACAGATAATTTTTTTGGTTATGTACTGTATAAACCGTTGTTTCTCCGTCCGGCAATATCAACAACAACAACTGTAACAACAACAACGGTGTTCGCCCATTCTGTATCACACAGACAGTAAGAGTAGGCAATAAGCCGAAATCAGAAAAAGATACAAAAAAGTGCATGACCATTCCGAAAAGGATAAATACAAAGGATTTTTTACAATGGATAAAGATGTTATATGTGATTTCGAAAACCTGTATAGAGCTTATAAGAAAGCTAAAGCCGGCAAAGGATTTAATGGCAGCAGTGCTAAATTTCAAACAATGAACCTTGAGGGATTACACATTTTGAAAGAGCAGCTTGAAAATCAGACTTACCGGATGAATCCGTACAATGAATTTAAGGTATATGAACCAAAAGAAAGAGTGATTAAGTCCTGTTCGTTCAAAGATAAGGTAGTTCAGCATTGCTTATGTGATAATGTGTTGCATCCAAGATTAGCAAATGAATTTATTCGCACAAATTATGCCGGGCAGATAGGAAAAGGTACACATTTTGGAATGGATTGTTTAAAAGAGCAAATGTTGGATTTTTATAATCAACATGGAATTGATGGTTGGATTTTAAAATGCGATATCACAAAATTTTTCTATCAAATAGATCACGATATTTTAAAGGATATTGTTGGTTATTATTTCCCAGATGATTATACGCAATGGTTGAACCATTTGCTGATTGACAGCACAAATGGTCCTGGACTTCCACTAGGGAATCAAGCTGCACAGGCATACGCATTGCTGATTCTGAATGGATTGGATCACTTTGTGACCGGAGAGCTTGGAATAAATTTTTATGGAAGATACATGGATGATTTCTATTTAATTCATCACGATAAGGAATATTTAAAGTGGTGTCTTGAATGTATAAAACAATTCGTGAATAGCCTTTGTTTATCGCTTAATGGTAAAACACAAATAATTCCATTTAAAAACGGACTGTTATTTACAGGTTTTCATCATTACATAACAGCAAACGGAAAATACATAAGAAAATTGAATGGCGTAAACAAAAGAAGAATACGAAAAAAGATTAGAGTTTGGGCGAAACTTGTCAATTCTGACAAAATGTCAGAGCAAAAATTTTATGAAAAATATAATGCTTGGAAAAATCATGCAATGCATGGCAATTGTATTAAATTATGTCATTCAATGGATTTATATGTGAACGAATTATTAGAAAGGTAGGAATAAAAATGGCAGAGAACACAGCAGTAGCGGAAAGCGAAAAGAGAGAACTTGTCGCCAAAGATTTTACAGAGGGAATGGTAATTAAAGTCAGGGAAAAAGAGAAGTTCGGACTTACATTTCCAAAAGATTACAATTACACAAATGAGTTTATGTCGGCAATGCTGATTTTGCAGGACACGGTAGACAGCAACAAAAAGCCTGTATTGCAGAGTTGTAGCAGGGCAAGTATCGAAAATGCACTTGTGGAAATGGTTACGAGTGGCTTATCAATGCAGAAGAAGCAGTGTTATCCAGTTGCTTATGGTGGTAAGTTACAGTGTCAGAAATCCGTATATGGAAACACTTGTATCGCTAGGAGATACGGACTTAAAGATATAGCATCAGAGGTTATCTATGAGGGCGACACATTCGAATATGAAATCGTTAATGGCAAGAAAAGTATTGTCACTCACAAGCAGGACTTTGAGAATATCGATAACGATAAAGTCAAGGGTGCATACGCAATAGCCACTATGGATGACGGAAGTATTCTCACAGAGGTTATGAATATCAAGCAGATTAAGCAGTCTTGGAAACAGGGATTTGGCTATAAAGAGGGCGGAAACGGAACGCATCAGAAATTCACAGACCAGATGGCTATGAAAACAGTTAAGAACAGGCTGTTAAAGCAGATTAACAATACATATGGTTCTTTCTATGGCGGAAATTACGATAATGAGGAAGAATTACCTAGTTATGATGAGCGTATGCAGGCTGATGTTGATTACGATATTGAACAGAACGCCAACAGCGTAGATTTTGTTGAGTGTGATGTTGTAGATGATGTTTCGGTTGAAGATACTGTCACAGAAGTAACAGAAGAACAGACAGAAGATAGCACATTGCCACCATTCATGCAGGCAGAATAGGAGATTGAGTATGAGAGTAATTTCACAGGACGGAACAATAGATGTTCCTTATGAATATTTTTCATTATCTATGTCTAGTGGGAAATATAAAGATACAGAAGTGGCATATATCTATTGCCACAATTTATCATCACCGATTGGCACAAAGTTAGCTGAATATTCCACCGAAGCAAAGGCAATTAAGGCTATGGAAATGCTTAGAGAAACGTATCTTAGTATGCCTATCGAAATGCAGAATGTTGATGTTTCAGAAGATTTAGCAACGGAATTTGAAAGATTAAAGAAATGCTGTGTTATGGTGCGATCTGAAAATCAGCCGTCAAAAGTAGAGTTTATTAACAATTCTATATTTCAGTTTCCACAGGATGATGAAATCGAGGTGTAAGTATGAGATTAAAATGTTTAGGCTCATCATCAGCCGGAAATTGCTATCTGCTAACTTCCAACAGCGGGGAAACACTTATCCTTGATTGTGGTGTTCCGATTTCCGAAATTAAAAAAGGTTTGAACTGGAATATCAGAAACGTTGTTGGGTGCGTGGTCACGCACCGGCACATAGATCATAGCAAATCTGTTTACGATTTAAGAAAAATCGGAATAAAAGTAGCAACACCATATTTAGCTAATGACGTATATTCACTTGTCAGACTCTATTTCGACCATACAAGATTTCGAGTGATTGCATTTGAACTTGCTACGAAAGATGGAAAATGGACGCACACAAACGCAGACGGAAGTGAATGCCCTTGCTATGGATATGTTATATCTCATCCAGAAATGGGGAAACTTCTGTATGTGACGGACACTGAATTTGTTAAATGGAGATTTGATGATTTAAACCATATTTTACTTGGGGTTGACTACGACAAAAATATGGTTGATATGAACAATCCTGCAAAAGCAAGCCATGTTCTCAGAGGACATATGAGCATTGATACGGCTTGTAAATTTGTTGAAGCGAATTATTCGCCAGATGATGTCCTAAACGTAATCATGTGCCATCTATCGGAAGAAAATGCAGATAAGGATAACTTTATCGAACAAATGAAAAAAGTAGCTTGCATGGCAAATGTAGATGTTGCAGAACCGTGCAAAGAATGGGAACTACACAATCCAAATGTTGCACCATTTTAAAGGTGATTAATATGTGTTACGAATGTAAAAATTGTAGAGAAAGAACGCCAGAATGTCACGCTACATGCGTTAAGTATTTTATATTCACTCTGCAAAATGATGAAATTAAACGGCGTAGACAGGAAGCATACATGCGTGACTGCTTCACCATAGAAAGCGTTATGCGTGCCGTTTATGACAAGAATAATATTCACCATGCCGATTATGGCTATTGTGTGAGAACAAAAAGGAAAAGAGGTATGACATGAATAAAGTAATAATGATCGGACGCCTCACACGCGATCCAGAAGTAAGATATTCACAGGGAGAAAAGCCGATGGCTATTGCCAGTTACAGCCTGGCAGTAGACCGGATGTATAAAAGAGATGGAGAACCATCAGCTGATTTTATTAACTGCAAAGCATTTGGAAAACAGGGCGAATTTGCTGAAAAATATCTGAGAAAAGGTATGAAGATTGCAATTACAGGGCACATTCAGACTGGCAGCTACACGAACAGAGACGGAAACAAGGTTTACACAACGGACGTGATCGTAGAGCAGCACGAATTTTGCGAAAGTAGATCAGAATCTACTAACAATTCTGGTTATTCACCAGTACAGCAGCAACAGCCATCTCCGGCACCTGTAAGCTCTGCAAATGATTTCATGACGATTCCAGATAACATGGAAGAATTGCCATTTAATTAAAGAGGTGTAATTATGGCAGAAAATAAACATACAATGCAGGAATTGCATCAATGGCAAGCATTACCGCTGAATATCAAAGTTTTAATGACAGCCGAGAGGATACGAAGTTGGGTTAATGAATTTGGCGAAGATGGAGTGTAACTGTTGTTTAGTGGTGGAAAGGATAGTACAGTTTTAGGATATATAAAAGATGAAATTATTTAAAAGTGTAGATGAGAAACTTGCTGAGGTTGGGTTTTGTAAAAATATAGAGAATGAGCATGTCGTTTATTATGAGCGATATGACGCCAAGTATAAATACGTTCATTCGGTTGATATTCTGCATAAGCGTTCTGGCGAAAACATTATTCAGTCATATGATTCTACATGCGGAGTTAATGCAGCAGTAGGCCTTACGGGTTATGAAATGAAGTTATTTGTGAAGAAAATGAAGCAAATGGGCTGGTATTCAGGAAAGGATGTGACAATGCGTGACACTGAAAGAGGCGATGAAACGAAACCCGTATGATCCAAAGAAAGGCAGCATTGGGGCGTACTTGCGATATTTAAGATACAACGTAGATGGTTGGTATCATATTAAGTCTGAGGACTTGAGAGAATTTATGAAAGGTAAGATTTATGAAAATTAAATTTCAAAAAGGCAGAGTGGGAAGTGATGCGTACAAAGTTTCCAAAGTATGGAAAATAGGAGCGCATGTGGCAATGTGACAATCAGATGTCATTTGCTGATTTTGGGATTTTTGATAAGGAAAGACCATTACTGAAAACCACAGGTTGCGGCAGAACCGGCTGCGTGCTGTGCGGGTTCGGTTGCCACTTAGAGAAAGAAAGCAGATTTGAACTTTTGAAGCAGACGCACCCTAAATTCCATAATCTGCTTTACATCTTGAAAAACAATGGCGTGACATACGCAGAAGCTATTGACTGGGTGAATGAACATGGTGGATTTAATATTAAATATTGAGGTGAAACATGAAAAAAAATAAGGAACAATTACAGCAGGAAGTAGCAGAGATCCGGCGGTTTGTGGATGGGGATTCCAGAGATGTGGCAGTAAAAGCCAGGGTGTTGGAAGAACCAGATGAATTTGGAGATGCCTTTTTGGAATGCCCGTGTGGAGCGATATCACAGGTTAGCACAATGCACCGAAACAGAGGTATATATTGTTGGAAATGCGGACAGAAATTGGATTTCGGGAATGAGGAATAATTATGGAATTTATAAATCAATGTAATTGCATTGTAGATTATTCTGCTTTAGAAAAAGCAATTATTGAAGAATGCAGTAGAAGAAATATAACACCGAATAGTTGCTATAGAATTTATATATATCGTGGCTACGCTGGAATTTCGATAAAGCACGATAAAGTTTCCGTTCACAGAATGTTAGGCAAATATATGGTTGGTTACGATTTTCCATCTAATATTGTAGTTCACCATATTGATGGAAATAAGCTAAATAATAAGATTTCAAATTTACAAGTAATGAAATCTGAACTACATGCAAAAGAACATAATATTGTTCAATATGTTTCAGCGGACTATATGAAAGGATATGGTAATAGAATGAAAAGCATTATTTCTAGAACAGATGTTACAGAAACAGAAGTTATTAAGCTGCGCAAAAAGGGATTTACCATATCAGAAATTGCAAAAGAATTGAATTGTGGATATAACACAGTTTGTAGGAGATTGGGAATGAAAGCTTAAATTGGAGTGATGTGAAATGAATATCGGAAAAGCATGTGCAATATTTGAACAGATTGAATCTGAAAGATATACAGACGAAGAAAAATTACTGGCAATACGTGAGGTAATTGAAATGCCAACGCATAATGGCATTACTAAAGACACGATTCTAAACGCTTTTAAATGGCTTTGGAATTATGCGATAGAAGAGGTGACAGAATGAGATTAATTGATATTGAAAAGTTGCGAGGATGTGCGATTATACGCCCACATAATGGTGTGGAAGTGAAAGTAATAGAATCTTTTTCTGATAAGATAAAACACCAAGATATACCGACAGCTTACGATGTGGATGGAGTGGTGCAGAAGTTGGATGAAATGAAAAGAAAATAATTATATGATCATGCAATTTCTTTTTCGGATGAGGATTTAGGGAAAGCATTTGGATTTGAAATTGCTATTGATGTAGTAAAGAGAGGTGGAAAGAGTGACAAATAGAGAAAAATATGCAGAGCAGATTTTAGATATTGCGTGTAGCGGTTACAAAGTTGCAATTGATAAAAATACTATGAAACCGGTTCCGTGCAAAGACATTTTATGCTCAGACTGCTATTTTGGATTTAAAGTTGGTATTAAGTGCAACGATGCATGTAAAGAATGGTGCGAATCAGAATATGTCGAACCACAAATTGACTGGAGCAAAGTGCCAGTTGATACACCGATTCTGGTTAGAGATAAAGAAAGTGATAAATGGATTCGCAGATATTTTGCAAGATATGAAAAAGGTTGGGTATATGCGTGGAGTGATGGATCTAATTCATGGAGTGCGGAGAACAAGACTACACGAACTATGAACTGGAAATATGCAAAACTGGCAGAGGACGGTGATAAAAATGAAATGGAATAGGCATGCAATCCATGTGATTAAAGGAGCATCTATTCATCCAGGTCTTAACGAAATTGTAAGGGTTGTGAATGAAAATGCATATTTGCTTGGCGAAGCAGTTAAAAAGATTGATGATTTAAGCAATGAATTAGAGGAACTTAAAGGAAAGTTGAATAATGAGCATTAATTACAAAAAAGTTTTTGCTATGAAAGCAGAAAGAGAAAAGAGGATTAAGTCTATTTGTCCTACAATACCATGCGAGAGTGGCATATATGCGTTTTACCGATCAGATGAAGCAGGTATTCGTAGGAGTTATGTAGGGCAGGCCGTGAACCTTTTAGAGAGGTGTGCTTCACATCTTGCTGAGTACGATCATATAGCATTGAGCCTTAAAAAGCATGGATTTTACAGTGACGAAAATCCGTATGGTTGGAAGTTGACATACAAAACATGCTCAAAATCAGAGATGGATGATTTGGAAGTTTCTACAATCAGACAGTGGGCTGATGCCGGATTTCAGATGTATAACGTAACGGCTGGAAGCCAAGGCAAGGGTAAACAGGTGACCGGTCAGTATAAGCAACCAAGAACGTACTCAGAGGGCATACAGCAAGGTAAAAAGGTGTTATCTAGGGAATTATCGTCTATCGCAGAAAAACACCTTAAAATCGAATTAAGAGAAGATAAAGCTAATAACAAGGTGTCGCAGAAGCAATATGAGAAATTTATGGATTTATTGAAAGTAGGTGAAAACAATGCTAATTCCGAAAGTTAAAGCCAAAGAGTTTGAAAAATTTGGATTTAAGAAATGTAAGGGCGAATATGGAAAGAGCGGTTGCTATTACCTTTGCGTTGCAAGGGGTGCAAAAATGCTTTTTGTTAGTGATGTATATTTTGACGTTAATGAGTGGAATGATAACGACCCAAGAATACATAAAGACATAAATTGCCGGTACAGAGATAGAAGAACATACCTTGATATAATTTATGAACTTATTAAGGCAGATATGCTTGTAAGCGATTATGTGAAAGTGGGTGAATCAGAATGACATTAGGAAAACATATGGAAACATTAAGACCAACAAAGGTATTTAAAGTGGCATTTGACGGTTTAGAAGCAACTTTTAATTCAATTGGTGAACTGCCAGAAAGCATTTTAGATGCTGAACTTGTCAGAGTGGCAAAGGACAAAAGCGGTGTTCTTGTTTATGAGGTAAAGGAGTGATTTTGTGTTTAAAATTTTGAGTAAGAAGAAATGCGAAGAAATTCTGAAAAGAATTACTGCAAATGAAATTATTCAGACTGAATACGGGCTGCACGATATGGAAGCAGAAACAAAAGCGACAGAAAATAGAGCAGAAATAGCTTTTATTGTCGGTGGCATTAAGGGAATGAATAAGGTGCAGAACACATTAAGAAAAAGGTATAAAAATAACTAAAAATCAAAGAAAGGAATAGGTTGTCCGGACATAAAACCGAGGTTTCCTTTTGGTATATTTTATATGATAGTACATTGTTTATTTGAACAGTCAGGCACATTCAAGAATGCTTTCAAGAAGTATGGAATTGAAGCCTACGATTATGATATTCAGAATGAATTTGGCGAAACTGATTATGTTACCGACCTTTTTAAAGAGATAGAGGTGGGGTACAACGGTGAGCCGAGTTTGTTTGATGAAATAGAAACTGATGATTTGATTCTTGCATTTTCCCCATGCACCAGATTCGAAGCACGCGTTCCGTTGCTATTTAGAGGGCAGGCAACGCAACAAAAGGGATGGGATAACATTCAAAAGCTAAAATATTCAATTGGATTGCATAAAGAATTGCATGAATTTTATGTAAAATTATCGCAATTATGTTTTGTGGCATATACAAGAGGCTTTCAAATGATTATAGAAAATCCATATACACAGCCACACTATCTGACTACATACTGGTGCATTAAACCATCGTTGATTGATAAAGACCGGACGCAGAACGGTGATTATTACAAAAAACCTACGCAGTATTGGTTTATAAATTGCAAGCCGAAGAATAATTTGGTTTTTGAACCTTTAGAAGAAGTGCAAATTCGTACTATTGCAAGAGTTAAATCAACAGACAAAACAAGCCGAAAGACAGAACGCAGCCTTATGCATCCTCAGTATGCTGACAGGTTTATAAGGCAATACATTTTGGATGAAAAATATTGGAAACAGGAGAAAAAGTGATGTTCGAAGTAGGGCAGAAATATAAAATTTATAGAAACAGTGCAACCGATATCAGAGAGAAAGACTGGGTAAATGCAGTAGTAGAATCTGTGCCAGATCACGGCAGATTTGTACGGATGAGATTGCATTTTACTGGCGGATTCGTAGGACATACAAGCTATGTTGAATCGTATTCGGTTGCAGAACTTGAGAAAATGATTAAAAGTGGAGAATTAGTGCGAAGATAGGAGGGGGAAATCATGGAACAGCAGGCGGCAGAACAGATTAATTGTATTCTTGAACTTTTGCGTAATTGTCTTATTCAGAATGGCGTGAGCATTGGATTTACAGAGGATAATGAACTGATGTTTTTTGACACAGACACTTATCTGGAAGATGAAATATTCTGCGGATTTACAGTCCCGATTGAAAAATTAGTGAGGTAGCAGCATGAAAAATGTAGATAAGATTCGTTCCATGAGTGATGCGGAACTGGCAGAGTTTTTGTGTGAAGTATCATCGTACACATCGGAATATCGGTGCGAAGAATGCATGGCATCTGAGTATTGCAAGCAAGGACATCAAGGCTTTATTGACTGGTTGCAGGCAGAATGTGAAGAAACAAATTGATTGTTCAAACAAAAGATAGATAAAGGGGATGATTAAAAATGGCAGAACGCCGGATGTTTACTAAAAAAGTTACTGATGATGACAACTTCATGTCATTAAGTGCATCAGCGCAAGCATTATATTTGCATTTGTCTATGTCGGCAGACGATGATGGATTTTGCAATCAAGTGTCAATCTCTATGTTTAAGGCACATGCAAGCGTTTCTGATCTGCAACAGTTGCTTGAAAAAAGATATATTTATCAGTTCGATAGTGGTGTTATTGTTATAAAACATTGGAGAATGGCTAATGCGCTTAGAAAAGATAGATATACACAGACAAATTTCAAAGAAGAATTGGCAAAATTACGTATCAAAGAGAATGGCTCTTATACAATGCTCAAACCTAATGAAAGAGAATGGTTGCCAGATGGTTGCCAGATGGTTGCCACTTGTCAACCACAGGATAGTATAGGTAAGGATAGTATAGGTAAGGATAGTATAGGTAAGGATAGTATAGGTAAGGATAGTATAGGTAAGGATAGTATAGGTAAGGATAGTAAAGGGGAGAGTGTGAGAGGGGAAAAAGCCAAACGCTTTGTTCCCCCAAGTGTGGAAGAAGTCGAGCAATACTGTTTTGAAAGAAGTAATAATGTTAATGCTCAGTCATTCATTGATTTTTATGAATCTAAAGGTTGGATGATTGGTAAAAACAAAATGAAAGATTGGAAAGCTGCTGTCCGAACTTGGGAACGCAACCGTGGTCAAACTCAGAAAGAAGTTAAAAATGAATTTGATGAATGGAGGGGGGCATGATGACAAGAGATGATGTCAAAAAAATACTGATGATGATGTCAGCAGCTTATCCGAATTTCAAACCGCAGGACAAAACGGTGACAATTAACACTTGGTACATGATGTTGTCTGAATATTCTTATCAGCAAGCCGAAACTGCATTGAGAATGTATATTGCATCTGACGAATCCGGATTTGCACCGAGCATCGGCCAGTTGATCGCAAAGATGAAAATTGCAGATACTCCGCAGCAGCTTAACGAGATGGAAGCATGGAGCCTTGTAAGTAAAGCAATCCGTAACGGATATTACGGAGCGGTGGAAGAGTTTTTAAAACTTCCACCGTTAGTACAAAGGGCTGTAGGTACTGCGGATAATCTTAGAAACTGGTCGCAGACGGACCTTGACAGCATAGAGACGGTTGTTCAATCCAATTTCTTGAGAGCGTACCGGGTAGAAGCACAGAGAGCGGCAGAAATATCAAAAATGCCATCTGACGTCAAAACAATGATTGAGGATACGTTTCAGAACTCTTATTCGGCTCAAATAGCGAATAAAAATAAATGTTCGGTAAAATCCTTACTTGAAGATAAAAAAACGAAATACGGTCAAAATAACGATATTACAGTGCCTATGCCAAATGATTGGCGTGAAAGATTAGATAAGGGGTGGAATTGATGAATCAATACAAAGTTTTTGTGAATGGGAAAACATTTATGGAGTGTGCAACTTCCGAGGAGTTGACGGAAACGTTTGGTATATCTCCACTGAAAGCAAAACACATGTCTGACGAACACAAGCCGGAAAACGTTGAAATACGTTTGGAAAAGATTGGTGAAGTTAAGAAACCGAAGAAACTAAGTATGACAGCTAGATTTTGTGACAGATTTGGAAAAGAAGCATATGCACAGTGGGTGGAAATGAACAAAAGATATGGTAATAAGGTGAATGTATGAGCAGTAAATTAAGCAGAGCAAAACGGAAGAAAAAACCTAATTATGGCTGGATGCAGTCAGAAATTGATGCAATAGGCGAATATCAGAGCAGAATAAATTGGATGTCGAAAATGTCAAGCAGAGCATACACAAATATAAAAGAGATTTCGTTGTGGGTATTACATGACAAATTCGGATTTGGAATAAAACGATTGAATCGTGTAAATGAACAGGTTAGAAGTTGCGTGTTAAAAAACGATCAGGCTGGAATTAAAGTGGATCACATGATTCTGTACTGCAAGAAAAAAATGGATATTGATATTTATGTAGAGTGTAAGCGCATTCCAAGAAACACAAGATATCAGATCGCAGGCATTGAACACCCGAAAAATCCAAGAGATATGATGGATTATACACAAGCTGCTACGTTAGCCTGTTCACTGGCAATTTGTATGGTGTGTACAGAATTGCAAGAGATTGAGAAGTTCAGCAAGAAGCAGATTCGGAATTTTGTTGGAGAATGCATCGCGCTGATTAATGATTATATTGTAACTGGATATATTACACAAGATGACGTAAAGCAAATTTTGAAAGAAGAAGTTAAATTTGATTTGGCAGGAGGTGTGAATAATGGCTAGTAAAAAAACATTAGTTCCGATATGGGAAAAGGTGACGCTGACTCTTGAAGAAGCAGCAGCTTATAGCAATGTTGGAGTCAACAGGTTGAGAGAAATGACAAATGATCCAAGATGCCGGTACGTGATCTGGTGCGGCAACAAGCGGTTGATAAAAAGAAAAGAGTTTGAAAAATTCATATCGGAAAACATGGAAATGTAGACTTTTAAAGCCTTATGTAGTAATATGTAATTACTGTATTAAGGCTTTTTCTTTTAAAGAAAGGGGTGCGACTAATGGGAAAAAGCCTAAAAGGGAAAGAACTTGGTGTTGGGATTTCTCAGAAAAAAGATGGTAGCTATCTAGGCAGGGTAACAGATCGCAACGGCGAAAGATATTCGAAAACTTTTAAAAAGCTGGCAGAATGCAAAAAATGGGTTGCGGAAATGCAGTATAAAAAAGAACACGGAAATATACTTGACTGCAAAGTGCCTACGGTTACGGCAAGTTTTGAATATTGGCTTTATGAAATTAAAAAAGAGCAAGTCAGAAGCATAACGTTTGTTGCATATGAGGGACGGTGGAAAAATCATATAAAACCGTTCATAGGGGACAAACTTACATCGGAAATATTGCCTGTTCACTGCATAAATATACTACAAAATGCAAAGAAAAAAGGCATGAAAACATCAAGTATAAATAAAATAAAAATGTTATTGAATAGTTATTTTAAGTTCTGTAAAAGAAATAAAATGATAGATGATAACCCAATAACAGAAGATGTATATGCAGTTGGCGAAAAATCTAAGGAAAGAAGATTTCTCACAAAAAAAGAACAAATAGATTTTTTGATTTCTGAAAAAGGAAAACCATACTACAATGCTTGCGCATTTATCCTACAGACTGGATTAAGGGTTGGGGAAATAAACGCGTTGTCTTGGAATGATATTGATTTTGAAAATCGAATTGCGGAAGTATCAAAAAGTGCTAAATATCATAGCAAAGACGGCTGGGAAATTTCTGAGCCAAAAACGGAAAATGCTGTAAGAACAATCCCACTTACAGAAGAAGCAATAAACATACTTATAGATCAAAGAGAAAAGAAGAAAAAACATAAAATATCTAATATTAAATATGCAAATTTGATTTTTTCGAACAAAAACGGGAACCCTATATACTGCGATAATTATGACAAATATTTGAAAAAATATGCAGAGCGTGCAAATATACCGCAGTTTTCGATACATTCTCTCCGGCATACATTTGCTACAAGATGCGCTGGCGCAAAAATGCCACCAAAAGTATTACAAAAAATCATGGGGCACAGTACTATTCAAATGACAATGAATTTTTATGTTCATGCCGATGAAGAGATGAAAACAGAAGAAATGAGATTAATTGAAAAAAGCTTGAAAGTGGTATAATTTTTAAAAATTGGTACTGAATTGGTACTAAATTGGTACTAAATTGGTACTAAAATATAAAAATAGTTTCACGAAATTCAGTAAAATCAAGGGTTTGCGGACAATAAAATCATAAAGCTATGTTCCATGTAGGAATAAAACAGCGCAATTTCGACTTTCTCTACAAAAGTCTGCATATGTCTACAAACTGCATGGTTGCTAGGGTTACAATTGATTTTTGGTATTAACAAAAGTCTACAAAAACGTTTAAATTCGACTTTAAATTGGTACTAAAATGGCACTAATTAAAAAAATGGTACTGAAATTGGTACTAAAATAGTGTAAGAAAATAGCCTTAATACAGTTAAAAAAGTTGGTTTCGGTAAACATATTTTTTTATGCTTATGCATATAATATAAGGGGTGCTTTTTTGTCAATTTCTCAAAAATATTTTTGGAGGTATTGCCATGATAAAAGTGCCGGATTTTACCAAAGATGAAATTAATTACATTTTAGATAAAGCTAACTTTACAGATCAGCAGCGCACATTGTTCCTTCTTCGGAACGGAGAATACAGCTATGAGATGTGTGCCGAGAAAATGAATGTGAGTATTGCCACAGTGAAACGTATAGCAAAGATTATGAATGAAAAAATAAGAAAAGTGATGTGATACTTTTTTGAGCCGATACTGATATGGTATCGGCTTGTTTTTTATGCAAAAATTTAATCAGAAAGAGGGTGACAATGTGTTTTCAGATGAAATTTTAGAGAAAATTTTTAACAGAAAAGAGATGCAAAGGCTTGATTTGCAGACACAATCCTCTGTGATACATGCGATCGAGGAAGTTTTAGAGGGGGAAAAGCAGAATGCAGATGAACAACCAGTATCCGAATAGCATATACAATCCGCAGATACAGCCATATTTCCAATATGGGAATTATGGTGGAAACCAATACCAACAGCAGAGATTCGAACCACAGCAGCAGTTTCAACAGCAAATGCAACCGGTGCAGCAGTCACAATCGACTTTCATAAACGGTAAAATTGTTCCATCTGTTGATGTGATTAATGCAAACGATGTTCCGATGGACGGAAGTGTTGCAATATTCCCAAAACAGGACATGTCGGAAATTTATGTTAAACAGTGGAATGCTGACGGTACAATCCGTACAATGGTCTATAAACCGATTTTGGACGGTCATCCTAGCAATTTATCAAGTGAAGATAAAAAACAGGGATTTGCTACCGTAGAAGATGTCAGAACGGTATTTAGAGAAGAAATAAATGGTCTGTATGGAAAGATAGAAGAACTTGAACAGTCAATCGGAAGATCTGGAAACAAAACCCGGACTTCGGCAACCAAAAAGGAGAGTGCAGAATGAATTTAATGCAGATTTTTAGTCAAACTCCAAAACAATTTATGCAGCAGATGATGAATAACAACAAAGTTATGAGCAACCCAATGATAAAAAATGCAATGTCAATGGTTCAGAGTGGCGATACTCAAGGGATTGAGCAGATGGCAAGAAATCTTTGCAAAGAAAAAGGGCTGAACCCAGATGATGTAATGAATCAGCTTAAAAGCAATTTTAATAGCAAATAGCATAGTAGATGTCTGTATACAATACCTGGGTGACATCTTTATGAATAAATTTTACGGAGGTAAAACAATGTTTAATTCAAACAATACGCCTTTTACAATGCCTGTAATGCCGGCTACTGGCGGTTATTCCGATGGCAATGGCTGGGGTGACGGCGGATGGCTCTGGTTCATCGTTGTTATCTTTGCGATATTCGGAGGCTGGGGAAACGGCTTTGGTAACTGGGGCGGAAATGGCGGTGGTGCAACACCATTCTCCACAAGCGCAGTGACACAGGCTGATTTGCAGCGTGGATTCGATACGCAGTCAATCGTAAGTAAGCTTGATGGCATTACAAACGGTCTCTGTGATGGATTCTACGCTCAGAACACAGCAATTATGAATGGTTTCCACGGAGTAGACAATGCTATCTGCAATCTTGGTTACCAGACACAGCAGGGATTTAACACAACTAACGTTGCTTTGATGCAGGGACAGAATGCATTGCAGTCTCAGTTAGCAAATTGCTGTTGCGAAACAAGAGAGGCAATTCAGGGTGTAAACTATAACATGGCACAGAACACATGTGCGTTACAGAACACTATGAACACCAATACAAGAGATATTATTGAGAGCCAGAACGCAGGCACTAGAGCCATTTTGGACTATCTCTGCAACGAAAAAATTTCTTCCTTACAGGCAGAAAATAATGATCTTCGCAGAGCGGCTTCACAGGATCGCCAGAGCGCACTTCTTACAACTCAGATGGCAGCTCAGACACAACAGATTATCAATGCTGTGAACCCGGCTCCGATTCCGGCATACACCGTTCCATCTCCGTATGGATATGCTTGCGGATGCAATACTGGTTGTGGATGCTAAAAGCACAACAGAATAAGAGTAACTTAACCAAGATTTATCCAAGGTTATGTCTGCTTTAGCAGTATTACAGTGATAAGGGGCAGACTGTTGTTTGCCCCTAAATTTGATTTAGGAGGTAAATTATATGGCAGAATATTTAGCTGTTGCGTCACAGGAAGTGGCTGCTAACGGAAATGTTGTTTTTACAAACACAGCAGTTAAAGGCTCTAACTGTATCCAGCACAGAGAGGGTTCTGGAATTGTTACGCTTAGAGGGCTTACAAATCAGTGCCGGGCGAGATATTTTGTAGATTTTTCTGCAAATATTGCCGTTCCTACTGGCGGTACGGCCGGAGAAATTTCTCTGGCAATCGCAATCAGTGGTGAACCGGTTCTTTCTTCACAGATGATTTCTACACCGGCAGCAGTGGCGCAGTTTAATAATGTTTCGACTGGAATCTATGTAGATGTTCCGAAAGGCTGTTGCTTAAACATAGCCGTTGAGAACACCAGTGGTGTTGCTATTGACGTAGCTAACGCTAACTTAGTTGTAACAAGGGAGGCGTAGAGTTATGGATATTAAAAGAATGCATTGCATGATTGAGAAAATTGCAGAGTGCGCTGAAAGTGAGTTCAACAAAGGGATAGAGAATGTTGACCCGGTAGAGATGGGGCAGGTAACAGACATGCTCAAAGACCTTGCGGAAGCCATGTATTACAGAACGCTAACCAAAGCAATGGATGAATCTGAAACAGATGAGATCATGGAAATGTTCGATAGATACGGCGATGGTGGTAGAAGATTTTACGACAATTACCGATATGCAAACGGACGTTTCGCACCTAAAGGAAGAGGAACACGCAGAGGATATGAGGAAATGCCATACTGGCACATGACCCCGGAAATGTACCATGATTGGACTGACGGGCGAGACATGGACAGAGACAGAAGAGGGCGCATGTACTATTCCGAACCGTCACGCATTTCTGACAGTGCTATGCGTGATTCAAGAGAGGGTAGAAGTGGCATGAGCCGTAAGACATACATGGAGAGCAAAGAGCTTCACCGGGCAAATACACAACATGACAAAGAAGCAAAGATGCGTGATCTGGAAAAATACATGAAAGACTTGAGCGAGGACGTAACAGACATGCTTGGCGATATGACACCGGAAGAACGGTCTATGATTAAAGCGAAGATGTCTACACTGGTGTCTAAAATGTAAAATTCGATAGCCGGGGATTCAACTCTCCGGCTATTTTTGGAGGTACTTATGTTTGAGATTAACGGTATACTTTGGAAAATATTATTTGTGGATGGAAACAGCGAACATTTAATGCGTTCTGACGGCTCCCATAGCCTTGCTGTGAGCGATTGGAACGACAAGACGGTATATTTATCAGATATTCCTAAAAACGGATATTTGCGCAAAATATTGGCTCATGAACTATGCCATTGTTTTTGCTTTTCACATAACATATCTATGCCTATAGAGCAGGAAGAGTATCTTGCTGACTGGATAAGCAAGTACGGTACGGATTTGATATACCTACTTGATGAATTAATGGCAAATATGCAGATAGGAGTTGCATAATGAATAAAATTGATGAACTACTGGAATATATACACAAGACAAATCCGGGAATGACAAGGGAAAGGCTACTGGAAGAACTAAGTGTAAGCACATACACAAGCAAAGCAATTTTGTTTACGATTGAATCTGTAAAAAATGGTCTAGCAAAATTTTAAGCCCCCCTGGGTCTGAATTTTGAGCAAGGATTTCAAAATTGCAAATTTCGATTTTTCGGTTGGATTTTTGCGAGATTTTCACAGAAATTTTTTTCAAAATAACAAGTGCCGCGGAATGTCCTAGTTGATTTTGATACCCCCCGGGGTACCGATTTTCAGACTGAAAAACCAGATCGGCAAATCTTGAAATTTCGTCACGATTTTGACTGGATTTTAAAACGGATTCGTTATTTTTTGACAATTTGAAATAATTCTGACAATTTAGCGCCCTGGCGCGCATGTCACGCGCCGCCGCCGTTGTAGTTCGTATCTAGTTGTCAATAGTATACACTAACAGACAAGCCGGAGTCAATCCGGCAAGATAATGTATTTTGTATACAGTTCTGGCTCCCCAATCTGGGCGCAGAAATCGCGCAAGCAATCAGCCGGGACAAACTGTCGAACAACTTCGCGCCCGCTTCTGATCTGGATAACCTGCGCGCCTTTTTCACCGCAAAACGTGCATTTTTCAATTTCAAAATTATACATGTTTTTTCCTCCTGCTTTTTGTGTTCGATTAATAAACCGGATGCAATCCGGAATGATTGCAAACAGTTCTTTTTTTGAGTATGCAAAAATAAACCTATAAAGCAATTTAAAAAATACAAAATAGGAATATTTTTTCGTTTTTTTGCTGATGCGCTCAGCGTTTCGCGTGTGTGATCTGTTTTTTTCTGGTGGCACACAAGCACCAAAACGCAAGCACAATTATAACCGGCATTGCTTGTCTTGAGCCGTGGAAATTCTAACGCGGTCGCCGCTGCGCTGCATCTGATCTTTTTTTCTAACCGTGTGCCAGATGCAGAAACACACACGAACCGCCATTTTTTACCGCTGACAGCTGCGGAACGCATAAATGCGCCAAAAATTCACCGTGTAGCATATAGCCACGGGATGCCAAAAAGACCGCCCGCCGGAATCGAACCGGGCAAAATAACCATTGACGGCACGACAAAAAGCCGGAATAAATCCGGCTAATTCAAACAGTTGTCGATTTTTTGTGCAAGATGTGGAAATGCTTTTTTTATGTCTTCGATGCTGTCGGCGTAATAATCACCAACAATTTTCTCGAAAATGCGAAGATTTCCGGAATAAAACACGCCCAAATCATTAAATTGTATATCTAATCCTGTCACTTGTTCCGGCTTGTCATTATACCACATGTCAATATTTATTTTTCCCATTTTCATATCCTCCATTATTCAAAAAAAATTTCGATTTCTGCATCTGTCATATTTTCAACTGTTTTTCTTGCTTTTATCGGCTCCATTCCGATTTCCCCGACAAAATAAGCAAATACAATGCTTTCCAAGCTGTGACGTTCTTCTCTGCTCATTTTTTCAACCTTTCCCGCCTGTCATCATCAGCGCAACGGGGCGAATCGTTGCGGACGCCCTTGCGGGCGTTTCGACTATGCTGTCAGCTTTTCAACTGCTTTCTGCTTTCTTTCGTTTTCTTTCTGACTTATACTGGAATCATCAAAAACCACTTTGAACCCGTCAGAAACAATTGAAGCTGCCATTTTGTACGGGTTAATTTTGGGAAAGTTACAAACGTATTCAATTACGATCATTCTAACCTGTCCCATTTTCTTCCCAATCCTTTCAAGATCCTTTTTATAAAATTCAAACATTCTTTTTTCTTTCTCTGCTGCTGCTTTGTTTCTCATAATATTTTTCCATCCTTTCATTGTGTGCCCTGTCTCATCGGTGCAGGTTGGGCAGTTCCTACAGACCGCCGGGCGGCGGTTTCGACTGTTTTAGATTTCCCGATATATACAACCTGTGTATATTCTGTTTGTGGTTCCCTCGCAGCCATTCAGCCACTTTTTGCAGTCGTGGCACATGTCGTTGTACTCGTCCAAGTCGCCACAATGGCTATATTCGTCACACTCTGCCGAATACGGGCAAGTGCTGCAATCATCATCGTATTTTCTACATTCTCTGCTCAAGAGCTTGAAAAGCTCAACAAATCTTTCTTTTGTCATTTTCTTTTTCCTCCTGTGATCTGTTTTTGTGTTTCTTAACTTGGTTACATTATAACGATAACGTGTTATGATTTCAATATGGAAAAATAGACAAAAATAACACGTTATCATTATATGAAAATTGTGCAAAAATAACACGCTAACATTATAATAAAATAACACGATATCTATATATAAGAAATAACACGATATCTATATAAAATGCTTGACACGTTAACGTTATTATGATATCGTTATAAAAAAGAACAGGAGGACAAAAGATGGCAGCAAGCAAGGCACATATAAAGGCAACGGCAAAATATGAAAAAAACAACTATTTCAAAACGCTTGTAAGATTTAAAAAAGAGGACGAAGAGCGTATAAGAAAAGCAGCTGGAAAAAGTTTAAATGGGTTCATTGTTGGCTGTGTTTTAGATGCTATAGACGAGAGCAGAGCAGAAAAAACACCGACAGAAATTTCCACAAATCAGCAAAAAGAAAATCGGAAGAAACTTCTTGAAATTCAAAAGCAAATAGAAGCCAAGAGAGCGGAAAAAGAAAACATTCAAGAAGCAGAAAAAGAAGAAAAAAGAAAGACAACGTTAATAAACGAAAAAAATGTAGTATAACACATAAACAAGCCAACAAAACAGGAGGGAAACAAGATGACAAAAGAGGGAATGAAAAAATATAAACTTTGTAGCAAAGTGACACCAGAGGAATGTTACATAGGAGGATGCGATTGTTCATCCTGTATGTATGCATTCCCAGGTAATGTAGCATTAGACTTAATGCATACAGATGTAACGGCAGATACACCGGATATTTGCAGGAAATGTCACAAATAAAAAGCAAATCATAGCACCTGCTGTTTGTAGGTGCTATTTTTGTCCAGATCAGACCGCATGAAACAGATTGCGAACAAAAAGCGAACTGAAACCGGTACACCTGCCGAACACGCTCAAAGCCTTTATTTGTGCGACTTTGCGAAGCTATTATATTTTTAGGTGGTACAACGGTCGGAACAACAAACGGACACACAGGCGGACACACTAACAGACACGCCCGGACAAGTGTATAAAATTTTGCGTTAAAAATGGAAAAATAGTGGTCAAAAATAAATGCTTTATGGGTTAAAATGCGTGTTTTTAATATGATTTTTGCCATGGTTGACATTTGGTTGACATTTGGTTGCCAGGTAAAAATTTATACCCCTTTCCCCGATATCTTCCCTTTTCCTTTTCTTCCCCCACACCCCTATCTTATCCAATACCTATCTTTTAACCCCTATTCCTACACAGTATATTTTATCTATTAACCCTGTTTTTTTATTATTTTATATTAAACAATAAAATATATTTTATTATATATTTATAATAGGCGCGTATATTGTATACAATAATACTCAGAGTAGTGATAGTAAAAAGTTATTGACAGTTTAAAAAATAAATGCTATCTTGATTTCAGACAATTCAAGTGGCCCCCGTTAGAGTGCTCCAAGCTGCCGATTATGGAGAAAGCATTGGCGGGGAAACGAAAAGAGCAGGGACGGCAAAAAAGTAACTATTCGCTCACAGGTCTTTTACAGATCTGCGGGCGTTTTTTATTTATCCAGAAAGTGAAAAGAGGTGTAAAACATGAAAAGAGCAAACGAGAACAGAGACCAGGCGCAGGAAGTGACGGACGTTCTGGACGTATACGAAAATGATTTTGATATGTATTTACATCTTTTTTGTGAAGAAAATAACATTGATGACCTAAAGAAAGAAAGCCAATCTATTTGGAACGCATGTCTATATTACATATACAGTCATGTGTTTAAAGGTACTAACCAGTTAAAGAGTAAACCGGATTATAACAACGGTTTATTTGTAACTAACAATAATGCATATAACTATGAACTATTGTTAGATATAGTAGATATATATATATATAAACTATGTATGCAGTATGATAAAGAGGTTAGCATATTAGGTTTCAGCACATTAACGGGTATTAATAATCTAACCATTACAGAATGGGGAAATAACAGGGCTAAACTAAGTGACGGAGGTTTTAAGATTTACAAAAAGTTAATGACTTTTAACGAAGAAAGCCTCAGTGATAAGCTGGTGACCGGAAAGCAGAACCCTGTCGGAGTAATTGCAGTACTGAACAGGAGACACGGTTGGGCAAGCCCATACACAAGCGACAGCAACCGGCAAAGAACAGCATTAACCGCTGACCAGCTGCCAAAGTTAGGGAGAAATAAACCGGATGAATTGTGTGATAATCGAACACAATTAGAAGCAGATAACCAATAGCAACAACGTTTTGAATTGTGCGAAACAATACACAATTCAGAAACCCAGTAAATACAAGGGATTGCGGGTTCGGGACTATTCGCAACTATTCGCTAATTTAATAATTTTGCGAATAGTTAAACGGATTAAAAAGAAATTGTATGAATTGTTTTTGAATGTCACACAATTATAGATTGGTTGACCAGATCAAGAGCAAGGGGCCGGGGAGGGGGTTGGAGAAGCTGAGAAAAACCGCCCTACTAAGTCCCACAAGTTCCGACAAAAACAAAAAGGCATAACTGGCAGAGATAGGGATGTACACCCGAAAGTCGTAAGCCTTAACGATTTCTCTGCTGTTATCATAAATAAGGCAAATATCAGAAAGGCGGGTATTAACGATGAATGAATTAAAAATATTTGAAAATCCAGAATTTGGGAAAGTAAGAACAGTAGTAATTAACAATGAACCTTGGTTCTCTGGTACAGACGTAGCTAAAGCATTAGGGTATGCGAAGCCGCAGGATGCAGTATCAAGACATTGTAAGCACTCCGTAAAACACGGAGTACCTGTTGGAAATGGAAATTCGGTTGAGATGAACTTTATTTCAGAATCAGACTTATACAGGCTCACAATGAAAAGCCAGCTTCCATCTGCTGAGAAGTTTTCTGACTGGGTTGTAGAAGATGTATTACCGTCAATCCGTAAGAACGGTGGATATATTCAGAATCAAGAAGAACTTACACCGGAGCAGATTGTAGCAAAGGCTCTTGTGGTTGCAAATCAGATAATTGCAGAGAAAGAAGCAAAGATAACTGAGATGGAACCAAAAGCAGAGTATTTTGACAATCTTGTTGATAGCAGATTGCTGACAACATTCAGAGATACGGCAAAAGAGCTTCACATTCCACCAAAAGAGTTTACACAGTGGCTTGTGAATAACGGATATGTATACCGTGATCGCCACAAAATGCTGAAACCATATGAAAAGCACAGAAAAAATGGTCTGTTTCAGATGAAAGACTTTTCAACACCGTTTGGGTATTCAAATGTTCAGACTTACATAACGGTAAAGGGGAAAGAAACATTTAGATTATTAATCGGAGGTGTAAAAAATGACATTTAACGAATTTCAGACAGGAGTAATGAGAACAGCTAGTGATATCTGCAAGGCGAATAACGAAAACATGTTGCTGAATGGCATCTTAGGTGCAGCAGGTGAATCTGGCGAAATGGTAGATCTGATAAAAAAAGAACTGTTCCAGGGGCATCCATTTGACCGTGAGCATTACATAAAAGAGTGCGGAGATGTTCTGTACTATCTGGCACTGATAGCTGAATCTTTAGGAACCACACTTGAGAAAATTGCGATTACGAACAATAAAAAGCTGTGGGAGCGTTACCCGGATGGATTTGATTCAGAGAAATCACAGCATCGCAAAAAAGGAGATATCTGATGGTAACATTAGCCGGAAGAAGAATAACTGATGAATGTTCACAGTGCGGATTTATTCTGACATGTGAGCTGTGCAGACAAGGGCATGGAATCAACGTAGAACGGTCAAATATCCGTCAAATGGTTGCCTGCCAGATAAAACACCGGGAGGGTAGAGAAAATGTCGGTGACTGATGGAATACTAAAGACGGATTATTCAAAAACGTTTGATGACAAAAGAAAAGCACTTGTTTGCCAGTCTTATTACAAATATGGAAAGGCAAGCAAAAACTTCTCTACCGGAAACGTAGACGCTCTGGGATGCATTGAAAAATGTCTTGAGAAGTTCAAAGAGACAAAGAACACAGAGTATCTGCTGGATTTGGCAAATTATGCGATGTTCCGATACATGTGGCCGCAGAACGGTGAGTTTTTCAAACATACAGATTCTGACGGTTCAGCTGGAATTGTAGGCATGAGCGTAAAAGAGATGGAGGACTTTAAAAATGGCATATGGTGAAAAATGTTGTGGTAATTGTAGGTTTGCAAGAACCGATCAAGAGGATGATTGGATTTGTGTAAACGATAATAGTGATTACTGCTCTGACTTTATAGATTATCTCCATGAATGCCCAGACTGGGAGGGCAGAGATTATGATTAGATGTTTTTTGATTATTGCAAACATAGTAATTTGTCTGCTGATGCTAATTGGTGCCGGAGCAGCAAGCGATTCTAGCGGAAAAAACAATGGATTTTTCTTGTTGGTAACTTTGACATTGATTTCTGCATTTAATGCAGCATACATATTGTTTTGCTAGTGGGGTATGGCGCAGTGGTAGCGCAACGGATTTTGACTCCGCGGTCATCGGTTCGATTCCGATTACCCTAGTTTGGGATGTATATCCGAAAATCCCATACATTTATTTCTCCTTGTTATAAAAGATATGCCCTACATAGCGGTCAAATGTTGTGTAGGGATTAGCCATCGAACAGATGGCATGAGTGGCATCCCTATTTTTACACCTCTTGTTGCGCTTGCATACCGCACAAAATAGTATGCACATCAGGCTATATAGTGTAAAGGTTATCACGCATGACTGTCTATCTTGAAATCCGGGTTCGATTCCCGGTATAGCCGTTTGTGACTTTGACAGTTGGTCACATCCTTTCTAAAGTTTTTTGGTTTGGCGAGCCGGTCATCCATCCGGCTCGTAGCGGAATGTAGCTCAGCCGGTTAGAGCGGTGGCCTTATAAGCCATGTGTCATTGGTTCAAGTCCGATCATTCCGATTCGTCTGTTGATGATCCAGACGAAATAAAATTCCATTTCGAGGCGGTTGGTGCTATGTAATCTCCCCATGTAGCACCAACATATGGAAAAGAGGTAACTATTGGTTGTGTTATGGCGGTCTGTAAAACCGTTCCCATGTGGTAAACATTGTTGGTTCAATTCCAACCTTTTCCATTTCCTACGCTAAAATACCGGTTATGTCGTGGGTGTTGATTCGTGGCGGAATGGGTAAACGCTTAAGCATAAGGCAATCCACACTTTGGTTAGGAACAAGTTGCTGAATTAAAAAGACGGCAAAGGAACATGTATGGGTGTTACCTGTTGCAAAAGTGATTGCTATGTGTGGTTCAAATCCACACCGAATCAATATATGGTCTCAGTGCTTCGTGTATGTTTGACGTTGGCATAAAAGAGTCAGCAAAGGTGATGCATCACCTAAAAGAAACGCACAAAAACAAGGTTGGTTGGCTATGTGCACGGCGATCAGCTAGGAAATGACACACAAAAAGCTGTGATGCGTTTGGCTGAATAATCCTTTGGAGTGTGTGAATCATATCCAGAAATGAGGAGATTATGAAGAAATTTATAATTGTAAAGTATCTTTTAATAGCAGTATGGACTGTCAATACTGCATTTTGTGCATGCAAAACAGGAGAATTGAGCATATATATTTCTGCTGTTGCGTTTGTTGCCGGAATATTGGTTGCGTGTATGCAAATGCTTATTGACCAGAAGAGGAGAAACAAAATATGGCACAGGGAGTAAGACCGATTGACAAAGAAAAATTCTACAAAGGATTGGATGAAGTTCTGACAGGTACAAAGAGCATGTCTAAAGCAGCTAAAGAAATTGGAATCAGCTTGCCGACAGCCAATAAGTATTTCAACATGGTTGTAAAAGGTGAACAGTTGCCGGACGGATTGTTTAAAGAAGATTAGCACGTAGTTGAGTAGCATATGGGAGCGTGTTTGAGAAATGAGCATGGCAGAAGTAATTAAATCAATAAAACATGAAGCACTTAGAGAAGCACAATCGCACGAAATAGGCGGCAGAAATGGTGAGCCTATAGATTGTTCCACTTTAGAAGATGAATCTGTTATTGTGGCGGATAATGAAGCAGACAGGCAAGCGTTAAGAGATTGCTTTAATGGGTGAGATATATGAATGTAATAGAAGTACCGATTGAACACAAAATGTTTAGTGAGTCGTTCGGTGGCTCAATTGACAATTTTATTTTTGATGATTTTGTTTTGCTGTTTACAAAACAAGAGGATATTGAAATTGCACTTCGTGTATTTTTGAAATGTGGAAATGGAGATATAACAGGAACTCAAATACATCTTGTAAAATTACATGAAGATTGGATAAAGAATATTTGTTATGAAGTAGAATTAAGTGATGAAAAAGAATGTGGTTTTAATGTGTTTTGCAACAGTGATGACGAAAAATATTTAAACATAGGATTTTATATTACTGAGATTGCTTTCAAAACAATGATTTATATAATGAATACGCCAAGGAACAGGGTTGTAAAGCCAAAAAAGAAACACAAAGCAGAAAGTAACAGTAAGGCAGGAAACATAAGGAATGATAAAATTTATTTACTTGATGATATAGTTGAATATGTAAATGAAAACGGATTCTCAAATCAGAAAAAAAGAAATCATATAATGGATTGCCCTTGCTGGAGCGTAAGAGGACATTATAGACATTACAAAAGCGGTAAAGTTATTTTTGTGAAATCATATAAAAAAGGTAAAAACAAAGATATGGATCCAAAAACCAGTATATATACATTATGAGGTGTAAAATGGAAAAGGAAGAAATGATTAAGTTTGCGGAAAATTATTCAAGAAATGAAGATGAAAAGAATAAAATAGAATATGAGTTTCTTGATAATTCAAATTTTAGAAAATGTAAATGTGGGAGAAAACCATTATTGTACATTACTCACAAGCCAAATGCTGGACTGAGTTTTGAACATATTTCAGTCAATTGCCCGATTTGTAAGATAAAAGGGAAACTTGGAAGTGAATGTGTATCATTAATTCCAAATAGCAATGATACATTTAAAACATTTCCAGCTGCATTGTCCGCATTGCAAGAGGAATGGAACGACAATCTTTGGAACAAATAAAATTGCTAATTGTATATCACAATATAAATTAGACCGGACATCACCGGGAAGAAAGATGTTCGCTAACCTAGAAAAGTTATAGGCAGAAGTCATTTATACACTTCTGCTTTTTAAGTGGAGGTGTAATCTATTGGCTAGTTCAAGCCTTATATCCACCGTAAATGAGTACGAAAAGTATATAAAAAAGTATGGCATAGATGAAGATGCTATAAATGCGTATATTGAAGCTGCATATGTAGCTATTGAAAATGAAAAGGATATTGAATACGGATTACAGATAACTGAACGTTGTAAACAGATCATAGAGCAGTTTTGCGTTGATATGTCAGACGGTGACATCTGGGAACTGGAAAAATATGCTTTTCAGAATAAGACAGATTTTGAAATTATTGATAAATTTTATTCTGTTTTGCTTCTGGAAGCGAGAAATAAGAAAGTAGACAGCTTTTTCAGATATCTTGAGAGAAAACGCGAACCAAAAGAACGTTTTTACATGCCAAGACGTAAGCAAATCTTAAAAATAGGTCTTGTCGACGCTTTGCAGGACATGATAGATGACAAATACGACATTTTGTGCATCAGCTTAGTGCCTGGAGCCGGGAAAACTACGATCGAAAAGTTTTTTAATGCGGCTGTTATCGGCTGGTATCCTAAAGATTTCAACCTGTTCTATTCTCATAGTGGAGATATTACCAGAATGTACTACGATGGCATGTACGATATCGTGACAAATGCTGATGAATACACATGGAATGAAATCTTCCCAGAATTGCGTGTCACAAGCACGAATGCCAAGGTAGAGCAGTTTAATGTCGGAAAATACAAGCCGTTTCCAAGTGTACAATGCACATCTGTCGGAAGCAAGAATGCCGGTAAAGTTCGTGCTTCAAAATTCCTGTTAGTTGACGATATGATTGGCGGTATCGAAGAAGCCATGAACCCAACAATACTTGATAAGCTGTGGAATAAATACGCCGTAGATGCCCGGCAGAGAAAGATTCAAGATACTGACGGACACAACTGTAAAGAAATCCATATTGCGACCAGATGGAGCGTAAAAGATGTAATTGGGCGCATACAGACAATGTATGAGGGAAATCCAAGGGTGAAAGTGATTGCTGTGCCGGATATAGACCCAGAAACAGGGAAAAGTAACTTTGATTATGAATTTTCTGGATTTACGGTTGAATTTTTCGAAGATCAGCAGCTTTTGATGGATGAAATATCGTACAAATGTTTGTATAAGCAGCAACCGATTGAACGTGAAGGATTGTTGTTCCCAGACGATAAAATCAGACGCTATCTTAATTTGCCACACGGAGAACCGGAGATTATTACAGGACAATGCGACACAAAAGGAAAGGGAACGGATTATTTTGTTATGCCGATTCTTCAGAAGTACGATGAGGATTACTATTGCATTGATTGTGTGTGCGATAATACGGCAGATTACGAAATGCAGTATGAAAATGCCGCAAACATGCTTGTGAATAATAAAGTACAAGAATGCGAATTCGAGCGAAATGCAGGTGGTGATCGTGTTGCTATGGAAGTTAATAAGCGTGTTGAGCAAAAAGGTTGGATATGTAATATTACTGACGTTCCGACAGAGACAAACAAGGAAGCCAGAATATTCCAATGCTCAAACTGGATAATGCAGCACGTTATTTTCAAAGATAAGTCGCTATATACGCCAAAAGAACCGTATGGAGTGATGATGTCATTATTGAAACAGTATTCTGTATCTGGCAAAAAGCAGCTCGACGATGTGCCAGATACTTTCTCGAACTTTGCTGTTCGAATCACAGGAGCAAACAAAGTAGCAAAAGCCGAAGCAGCAATAAATCCATTTATGCGTAGGGGGTATTAAAAATGACGACAAAGGAATATTTAGGGCAGATAAGCAGATTGAATCGGATGATCGACAATAAATTGGTCGAGTTACACCAATATAAAATCATGGCATGTAGTATATCTGCTGTAAAAAGCGGAGAAAGAGTTCAAACATCGCCGGATTTAGATAAAAATGGTGCAAAATTCGCAAAAATTGAAGAAATGGAAAAGAAAATAGATGAAATGATAGATAATTTTGTTGATAAGAAAGAAATCATCATCAAACAGATTGACAGCATCGAGGATGAAGTGCTTTATGACATTTTGTTTTCCAGATATATCGAGAAAAAGACTTTTGAGAAAATTGCATCTGATATGGAGTATTCATTTAGACAGACATTGCGCTTACATGGAAAAGCATTACAAGCGTTCGAAAAAAAATACGGTCATTTATACTTGCACGAAAACATGTCATAGAATGTCACATATATAATTTGATATAATTACAATCGAAGAAATTGACAATGAGTTCTTTTTCAAAAAATATCCCCCCCATACGAAGAAGCATCACCTTAACGGGTGGTGCTTTTTTGTTAGAAAGAAACATTATGAGAGAACCAAGAATTATTAAATGCCCTAAATGTGGTTCGGTTGTTGGCAAGTATTATGGAAAATCCAAACAGAAAGTGATTTCCAGATGCGATAACTGTAGAAAACAGATTATTTACAATCCAGTCACATGGCAATCAGAGATAAAACCGTTGCCAGGCAGAACATGTAGCAGCGGTATGAGATATTAAGAGGTAACACATGAACACACTGCATCTTCAAGACATTGTAAAAGGAAAATACGGACGAAAAATTGCATATACGGATGTTGAAACCATTACACAGGACAATGTCGTAAAGGTTGTTGGTAATTGCATCGGAACTTTTAACTGGAATAAGCATATTATTAAATATCTTTGGGATTACTATAAAGGCGATCAGCCGATACGATACCGTGTGAAAAAAGTTCGTGATGACATTACAAATAGAATCGTTGAAAATCATGCGTATGAGATTGTTCAGTTCAAAACAGGACAATCCTATGGCGAACCTGTGCAGTACATTAGCCGTAAAGATGAAGAAGCCGTAAATAAGGCCGTAGACACATTGAATGACTATATGGAAGATGCAAATAAACAGGAAAAAGACATAAAATCAGGTGAATGGCAGTCGGCAACAGGTACATCATTCAAGGCGGTGCAGAAAACACCGGACGAAGAAGTGCCGTTTAGAATTGTTGCACCGTCACCGATGAATACGTTTGTGATTTATAACAGAAGTACGGAAGAACCGTTACTGGCAGTACAGGATTTGAAAGATGCTAACGGGAAATATTACAAGCTGTGCTATTCCAGTACACATGAGTGCAAAATAATCAACGGAACTGTATCTGATTGGAAATTACATGGATTTGGCGGTATTCCGATTGTTGAATATCCGAACAATCACGAACGAATTTCAGATATCGAACTCGTGATTGATATTCTGGATGCAATTAATAACATGCAGTCGAACCGTATGGATGGAATTGAGCAATTTATCCAGAGTTGGTTTAAGTTTGTAAACTGCGAAGTTGACGAAGAACAATTTAAAAAAATGAAACTGAACTGTGCGTTGGTTGTAAAATCCATGAATAAGGATAATAAATCTGATGTGGATATTATGACACAGGAATTGAATCAGTCACAGTCACAGATAGCAAAGGACGATTTATGGGACAATGCATTATCAATACTTGCTATTCCGTCAAAACAAGGAAACACTGGTGGAGATACACAAGGTGCTGTAGAGTTGCGAAATGGTTGGGATTTTTCCAAGACCAGAGCAAAACTGAAAGACCCGCTGATTGTTACGGCAGAGAAGCGACTGGCAAAAGTTGTTCTGAATATAATCCGCATATATAAAAAGGACTTAAACCTGTCTCTTAGAGATTTTACAGTACAGATTAACCATAGTCCACAGGATAACATGTATACGAAGTCTCAGACGCTTTTACAGCTTTTACAGTGTGGCGTGCATCCACTTGTTGCAATCAAGACAGTAGGACTTTGGGGTGATGCAGAAAAAACATTTTTGCTTTCAAAACCATATCTGGATAATTTATGGCAGACGATTGATGATGTTGATGCACAAGAAAAGAAAGCACAAGAGTTGATGCAACAGATGAATAATCAAAATGCATCGGCTAATCAGTTGAATAATCAAAACGCCATCGCAGAATAGCGGTGGCTATTTTTAGGTGGCTATAAATGAGAGATTTGAGATTTAAAGTTTCTGGTCAGACGATAGAAAAAGAAGCTGGATGCGATTTCACAGGAATTGCAAGCGGAACAGATAACTGGCTGAATCTTGTTTTTTCGTTTGATGCGAGTTGGGCGGGCATGGCAAAAGTTGTCTGCATGAGAGACTCGAACGGAGTTGAAACGAACAGGGTTGTGAATGGCAAGGTTGCGGTGCCAAGTTCTGTGACCAATGGAAAGTTTTTCAGCATCCAGATTTACGGAAAGAGAAACGGACAGCTTGTATCGACAAATAAGCTATTCATTGACCAGACATGAGGTAAATACACATGCCAAGTATAGAAGAATTACTAAACGAAGCAGAATCGCATATGGCAGCACAACCAGTAAATGACGTACTGGAAATAAACCCGGAAACGCGTGAAATCAGTATACCAGATTCTGAAATCATTCTCGGTGTTGAAACTGACAAAAAGGCAGAGCGAAAATATTTCCATTGCCCCAAGATTGTAGGAAACAATATTGATTTATCTGAACTTGAGTTGTATGTGGTATTCCAAAATGCAAGCAATATGGAAGAGGGAAAAGACCGATACCACGTTACAGATGTTAAAACCACATCTGACGGATATATCACTTTTTCATGGGAATTATCCGCAAAAGTTACTGCATATAAAGGTGACGTTCAGTTTGTTGTGTGTGCGATCAAAACCGATTCTAGCGGTGTGAAGCAGAACGTTTGGAATACAACGATTGCGATTGGAAAATGTTTGATTGGATTATCTTCGGATATGTCTGCATCGGAAGAACAGAGTGCATCCGACCTGTATACACAGTTGATTTCTGAATTGAACAGCACTGCGTCTGCAAAACTGGCAGAAGTTACAACTCAGATTCAGACTGTTGGAAACAATCAAGTTTCAAATGTAAACAGTGCAGGAGAAACACAGGTAAATAACGTACAAAACAAAGGAACAGAAGTATTAGCATCTATTCCAGATACTTACACAGAATTAGATACATCTGTAAAGCAATTAAATGAGCAAATAAGAGGAAAAGCACCAGTAATAACAGAAAGTACCACAATACAATCTGGAAGCCCTACTACAGTAACAGACAGTGCAGAAATGCCATTGCAAGATATGGTTATTTATGGAAAGAGTTTACAGAAAACGACAACAGGAAAGAATCTTATTAACGCAGACGAATACTATTCTCAGTTTAAACAGTCTGATGGAACATATAAAGCGAAATCAGTTACTTTAAATGATATTAGAATATCGTTGAGTGAGTTTGTTGGAAAAGAAATAACGATTAGTGTTAAATTAACAGTTGGAGCAAATGTTTCTAGTGTATTTTTAATATATATTAGTTCAGAACAAAAGAAAATTAACGGTTCAGTTATAAGTTCTGGATTGACAGGAAAAAGTATATTAACAATAACACCTGTTTCAAATACAGATTATTTCGTTATTTCATTTGGTAGTGGAAATGATGATGTTATATTTTCGGAATTACAATTAGAGTTGGGTTCGGTTGCTACAAGTTACGAACCATACACTGGTGGAAAGCCATCTCCATCGCCAGAATATCCACAGGAGATAGTGAGTGTTGGTGGAAACGGAAGTATTGGTGTTGAGATTACTGGAAAAAATCTGTTTGGTGGAAAAGCATTTGCTGATAAGATTGTTGAGCTTGGTGGAAGTTTAAATGAAACAAATAAAACAGTAGCAGTCAGTGCTAAACTGATGAGTGATAAAGTAATATACAATTTTCCAGATAGTTCAAAGCAATATACTGTTATACTACACGGAAGTAATAGTTCCGTAGGAGTTTCTACTAAACATGTTAATGCGAGAATCGAGTACAAGAATGGGAGTAAATACATTCTTGAGTTTGAAAACAATGAAAAAGTCATTGTTACAACACAAAAAAACGCAGTTGGGTTAATAAGCAATTATAATAATGGAACTACAATATTTGACTACGAACGTTGTGGCATATTTGAAGGTGTTTTAAAAGAAACAGATTTCGAACCCTACAAACAACCACAATCTCTCCAAATCGCAACTCCAACAGGACTTCCTGCAATCCAAGTTCCATCCGACACATCTGGAATAACATACACTGACGCAGACGGGCAGGCATGGATTTCTGATGAAATTGATTTTTCAAAAGGTAAATACATCCAGAGGGTTTGGAAGGCAGAGTTTGATGGGAGTGAAGATGAGAAGTGGTTAAAAGGTGATGCAAACTATATAAGTAATGAATGTTTACCAGTTGTAATGAATAGCAGGAAAGGATTTTGCAATCAGTATATAGTAGGCAACAATATACGTGGTATAAAAATAGGCGACGGTACTAAGGCACTGATAGTTTTTGACGATTTTTCTGATGAAAATGCATTATCAAATTTCAAAGCCCACCTTGCATCAAATCCATTATCAGTAATGACCTACTTAGATACACCAATAGAAACAGACCTGACAGAAGCACAAATACAGGCATACAAATCACTCACAACATTCAAACCAACAAGCATCATTTCAAACGATGCAGGTGCTCAGATGAATGTTGAGTATGCTTGCGATACAAAAACGTGGGTGACAAATAAAATTAATACATTAATTAAGGAAGCAACTACTTCATAGTGGTTGCTTTTTTGATACAAAAAATTACAAAAAATGCACCCATGCGATAAATGGGAGAACTCAGCAGGAGCGACCTGCGATAACAAAAGCGTGAGTAACGGAGGTAATTATGACAAGAGAACAGGCAAAACAGAATCTTATTTCCATCGGCGTTGCAGAGCCAACAGACGAGCAGATTACAAATTATCTGAATCAAGTAAGTGGCGAAACCAAAAAGGAAAAGGACAAAGTGGCGGAACTCAAAGCGAAAGCTGATAAGGCTGACGAGTTGCAGACCAAAATTGATGAACTGGAAGCAGGAAATCTCACCGAGATTGAAAAGGCTAACAAAGCCTTAGAGGAAGCCAACAAAACCATTGCTGACATGCAGAAATCAAATGCTATCCGAGATCAGCGTGAACAGGCTATGTCCAATTTCAAGATTGATGCAGAACAGGCAAAAACAGTTGTCAAAGGCGATGGCACTCTGGATTACGAAGCTCTTGGAAAAATTATCACTGATAAAGAAACAGCTTCCGCACAGGCGAAAGAAAAAGAAATTGCTGACGGTGGCACAAATCCGGGCGGCGGTTCTGGTAGCGGAAGTGGAAGTGGCGAAGAAAAAACAGCAGATGTGTTAAATGCAGAAAGTATTTCATTTGGAAATGCAACAGCATCTGCCGAAACTAAAAATTATTATGTGATTTAGGAGGTACATCATGGGAAAACCTATTGTAAGAGATTTTTCACAAAGTAAAGGTATTTTAAAATACTTTCCTTATGAGGGAGCTGCTTGTGTAGTTCCTCAGTCTATGGTATCTGCGGCTGACGGTAACGGTCAGAAAATTGTAAAAGCAGGAACACCATATCCTAGCAACGATGCAAAGTGCCTTGGTTACATTCTGGAAGATGTAGACGTAACTATGGGCGATGCACCTGGAACCTATGTATATCAGGGTTCTATTGACAAAACAAAAGTGACAGCAAATGGAGTAACCGTAACGGATGAAGCGAAAGCTGCAACGCCACGAGTTACTTTTTTTGATTAATGAAAGAGAGGTATAAACAATGCCAGCATTACCATTGAGCGAAGCGTTTACTGCCAGAAGTCTGGGAGTAATGTGGGATAACTATGAGAAAACATTAGGTTCTGCACCATATCTTGGTAGACAGAAGTTTGGAACAAGAAAACAGGACGGATTAAATCTGAGATTCATTAAAGGAAAATCTGGACTTCCAGTTTCCTTAAAAGCATCTAACTTTGATGCACAGGCAGAGTTAAGAGATGTTGGAGGTTTCTCTGATATTCAGAACAACATGCCATTCTATCGTGAATCTTACATGGTTACTGAGGAAGAGGAACAGATGTATGACAATTACAGAAGTTCCGAGAACACAAGTCTTGCGAACGATGTTCTGAGAGAAATCAGTAAAAAACCTATGATTCTGATTGAGGGTGCATTAGCAGTACCAGAGAGACAGATTTGGAATCTGCTTGCTCCGGCAGACGGTATTCCAAAAGTCCCGGTAACAATCGGCGGTAAGAGTTATTACATTGCTTACACCGATGATGATGGTGTGGCACATAAGAAAGACCACTTTGTTGATATTTCCGCAGGTGAAACTGACAAATGGTCCGCATCGGCAACGGCAACACCGTTAGATGATTTGATTCAGACAAGACGTGATTTCGCAAAGAAAACAGGTTATTCACTGACCAGATTCACCATGAATACAGAAACATGGGAATATGTTCTGAAAGCAGAGGACACAAAGAAACAGGTTCTCGGAATCACTGCTTACAATGGCGGTATTCGCTTGCAGCAATCACAGGTAACTGAGTATCTGCGTGGATATGGTATCGAGATTGAGGTATACGACAAACTGTATATCGACCCAACAGACAATAAGACAAAATACTTTGTTCCTACAGGTATTGTATCTTGCCAGTCTGGCGGTATCTATCTTGGAGATTATGTGTTCGGAAAAACACCAGAAGAGAGAAGCGGAAGCCTTACAGACGGAAACCTGTCTCTTGTTGAAACTGGTATTTCCGTATACACATATGCTACAAACCATCCAATCAATACACATTGTGTCGTATCCATGATTGGTCTGCCTACATTTGAGGGAATGGACAGCGTTGTTGTTATGAAAGTTGCGTAGGAGGTGTGTGCTGATGATTGCAGAATACACAATGAAGCGTAATGGAAAATGGTACAAAGCAGGTGACGAAGTGCCGGAGATTAATGCTCCTGCATTTTCTGATTCCAGATATACCAAGACAGACATCAACCGAATGAGCGTTTCTGATCTGCGCCAGATTGTTATGAGTACTGGCGTTGAAAATGCGGACATTATGACCGGGGCAGAAATGAAAGAGTATCTGATTAACCTGTTTGGTCTGTAGGAGGTTGCAGCATGGCATATTCAACTTTGCAGAAAATCAAAATACGGCTTGGTCAATACCATATGAATGAATCTGACGAGGTTGAGTTTGACCAGCCGGAAAAGAATCCTCTGATTGAGCAGCTTATTGAGCAGGTAAACACAGAGATTACACAACGTCGCAATTATCCGGCAAGCTACACGGAAGAACAGATATATGCAGATTTGAAGAAATACGAAAACAACATTATCAACATTGTTGTTTACGATTGTTCACAGGCGGGCGAAGCTTATATGCAGTCATATACAGAGAACGGAGTAAGCAGAAACTGGATAAGTCGCGACGATTTATTTGCGGGAATTTTCCCGTATGTAAAAGCAATATAGAAGATTGAGCGTTACCAACGGTAGCAGGGGCATACAGTATTAGTGGCGGTGGGCGGTATGCAAAGTTTTTTACAGGAGATAACATGAGTGAGTTTTTTTATCAAACATATATGATAGCTCTACCTGTTATTTTAACGGCTCTTCTTGGGTATATAGTCTGGATGCTGAAAGAACAAAAAAAGCAGAAAAAGATTGATGCAGAAGAAAGAAATGCCAGAATCAAAGCTGAGAAACAACTTCGTGAGGACAATAGCAAAGGTACAATGCTTTTGCTTAGAGTCCAACTTATTGGATACCATAATAAATACACAGAACTTGGTGAGATACCGTCATATGAATACGATAATTTTAATGAGATGTATGATGTATATCACAAACTTGGCGGTAACGGCACGGCCACTAAAATGAAGCAGGAAATTGAAGCGTTACATTTAAAGAAAGAAGGAAAATAAAATGGATATTTCACAGGTATCAACAGTCGTTGCGATTGTTGTAATTACTTATCTGATTGGAGTAGCTGCAAAGTTATTCCCAAAAGTAAAAGATAACTACATTCCGGTAATTGTTGGTATTGCCGGAGGCATTCTTGGTATCGCAGGTATGTATCTGATTCCGGATTACCCGGCTAATGATATTTTAAATGCTATTGCAGTAGGCATTATGTCCGGTCTGGCAAGCACAGGAGTAAATCAGATTTACAAACAGGCTAAAAAGGGTTCTGATACAAATGCTTGATATTAATAAACAGCGTATGCAGTATTCACTGCAAGGACAGCGGTTTACGATATATGACCGTGACGATGACGGGAATATAATCTACACATCCTATACGGATTCTGACGGAAACAAAATCTATTATCTTGATGATAATGGAAATAAGATTCCTCAGAACATCGAAGAAAAAACTGGCTTTTCTGAGCCAGTTACTTTTTCTGCAAATATCAGTAACAAACTGAGTGAGGTGCTTGTAAAAGAGTTCGGTATTGATGATAGTTCATCATACTGCCAGATTGTTACAAACAAAGGATATTTGCCAATTAAGTCCGGGGACTACATCTGGAAAAAATCAAATGTCGGCAGAGATGCAGACGGATTAGTGGATGTAAACACGGCAGACTACATTGTAAAAGGAGTTGCAGACGAGGGATTAACCGTAGATCTGTTCCTTTTACAAAAAAATGTAAAGTAGGTTTCTTATGGCAAAAAAAGTGATTTCAATGACATTATCAGAAAAATCCATACAGAACGCGATAAAACAGCTTAGAGACTACCAAAACAGCCTAGAGTATAAATGTAGCCTACTGGCACAGAAACTGGCTGAACGTGGCGTAGAAATTGCAAGAGCACAGGTGTATGACCTTGATGCAGTGTTCACAACAGAATTGTTCAATAGCGTTCATTCGGAATACAAAGGACAGATTGATGGTGGTTCTGTCTGGGCGGTTGTTGCAGGTACAGACCATGCATTATTTGTTGAGTTTGGAACTGGAATTATTGGTTCAGAATCTCCTTATCCGGGTAAATTACCGGATGGAGTATCTTGGCAATATGCAAGTGGAAAGACAATCAGACAGCTTGCAGATGGGCGATATGGTTGGCTTTACCCCAGTGATGATGGAAAGTGGTATTTTACAGAGGGTATGCCTAGCAGACCTTTTATGTACAATACATCACTTGAATTGCAAAGAATTGTTGTTGAAGTGGCAAAAGAGGTGTTCGGATAATGGTTACAGATAATCAATGGGCGTTTGATTTAGGCACAACGATATTTTCTATCGTAAAATCAAAAACGTTGACAGAATTAAAAAGTAAATACCCGGACATATTTGTCACTGACAAAGGAAAAGCAAATGGAAAAGCAGTTTTTCCAACCGTATATATTCAAGAATTGTCCGGCTCTGAGCGTGGCGCAGACCTTGAGGGCAAAAGCATCAATGCAGTGCTTGAAACCATACAGGTTGATGTTACTACAAACACAAGCAGAGCCGATGTGAACCGGGTAATGTACACTGTGGCGAGCATCTTTAAACAGATGGCTTTCACGGTTCAGTCAATGCCAGACTTTGAATATAACGGGGAAACCTACAGAAAAACAGCACGATTCCAAAGAATAATCGGTGCTAATGACAGATTGATTTAGAGAGCCTATGGCTCTTATTTTTTTACACTTTAGGAGGTAAGCAAACATGGCAACAGCAGGAGTAAGCTCACTTGGCATTAAATTTGCATATGGTGTTGAAACAACAGCCGGAACGAAACCGACTGCTTTTACTTTATTGACGCGTATTAATAACATTGGCGAAGTTACGGTAGAACCGGAATCTATTGATGCGTCTGCATTAGAGGACAAACAGACCAGAAACATCGCTGGACGTGACACTGTTTCCGATACAATGGCAGTAGAAGTCAATAAAACCAATGAAACAATTGCACAGTGGGAAAAGGTGATTTCTGACTATCAGGCATTAACCGGTGGTAAAAGAATGTGGTTCGAGACCATTACACCGGGATTCGAAAAGGCTGAATATGTCGTAGCACAGCCACCGTCAAAACTTCCGATTTCATCGAAAGAACAGAACAGTTTGCTGACTATGACCATAAATCTGATTATTGAGGAAATGATCGGAAGCGATACAGTTGTAGAGCCGACACCGGGGGAATAACTAGCCATTCAATGGAAACGGCTGATTTGAATGGCTATGCCGAACCTACAGCCGATTATGATTTGACTATGTGATAAAAGTTAAGGGGCGGTTTTCGGACTGCCCCTTTCCCTATAAAAAATAGGTGGGAAAGGAAATAAATATGAAAACAATTACAGTAAACGGTAACGATTATACATTAGAATTCACATTCGCAGCAGCAGAGTGTAAAGACCTTGTAAACAGAATGTTCAAGATCATGACAATGTCTTATGTTGCAGAAGATTTAAAAGATTTTGACGAGGCGGTAACTGTAAAAGCAATGCTTGATGGTACTGCAAAACAGGTAGCAGATACACCGGAATCATGCAAAATTGCTTTCTACGCAGGATTGCTTGAGAATAATCCGAAAAATCAGGATGAAGCAATCGAGATTATGCGCGCGTATATGAAAGAGAACAAGCTTTCTTATACGAAATTATTTAAGGAAATTCAAGAGTGGATGGAAGAAGATGGTTTTTTCGACCTGTCCGGTCTGAAAGAGATGATCGAGGAGATGTATCCGGAGACCAAGAAAGAAGAAAAACCGAAAAAAGTTCCTCAGGACCACAAAAGAAAACAAGCTTCCACGAAATAATCTGGTGTGATTTATTTCCGAAAGCGTTTTCGATTGGGATAACGGCTGAACAGTTCAAACACCTCACACCATTAAAGCTAGATATGTGCTTTGAGGGATTTAGAATTTCCAGAGAGCGACAAGATAGTGATGTGTGGAATTGGTTCGGTGCTTACGGAATATCTGCTCTTTGCTTCGCTATAGACCATTGCTTCAATGGTAAAAAAGCTAAAATGGAATACTGGAAAGAGCCATTATTTAGCAATAAAACTGAAAATGATAGCGAAATGTCGGAAGAAGAGATTCAGAGACAGCGCGAAGCGTTTGTTATGAAAATGAGAACTATGAAAGTAAACTTCGACTTATCGCATCAAGAAACAACGGGCGGTAACTAATTATGGTTACCGTCTTTTTTTGTATACAGAAAAAGGTGGTGAATAAAAGTGGCAGATATTGATAACCTTGAGATAAAAATAGGGGCAAATGCGAAAACGGCTAGTAATGCCATTGACAATTTGTGCAATAAGCTTGGTAGGCTTTCGGCATCTCTTGGTAGCGTAAACAGCGGATCCTTGTCTGGAATGGCTAATGGAGTAAGCAGACTTGCATCTGCAATGACTTCTATGAACTCTGTAAAAACCGCAGATTTCACAAGGGCTGCAAAGGGCATTGAGAAAATGGCTGCTATAGATACGGCAAGTCTTAACAGAGCTGCATCATCTATCGGTCAAATTGGAAAATCAATGAATACTCTGTCTGGTATGAGTAAAGCATCTCAAAACGTTGCAGAACTGGCGAAAGGAATTGCTCAGTTAGGATATAAATCATCGACAAATGCGATTGATAATATCCCAAAACTTGCAACGGCAATGCGACAGCTTATGGAAGAACTTTCCAAAGCACCAAGGGTTAGCCAGAATCTTATAGATATGACTAATGCATTGGCAAAACTGGCAAGAACAGGCGCATCATCCGGTAGGGCAGCAAACTCACTTAAAACATCATTGTTGGATTATTCTGGTTCTGCAAAGACTTCAAAAGTTCACACATTCAGTCTGGCAGCTGCAATCGGAAAATTGTATGCATCATACTGGATGGTTATAAGGGCAGCCGGAAAATTGAAAGATGCTGTAAACCTTGCATCTAATCTGACTGAGGTACAGAACGTTGTAGATACTACATTCGGTGCAATGACCGGAAAAGTAGAAGAGTATGCTCAAAAAAGTATTCAGACGTTAGGAATGTCTGAGTTATCTTTCAAAACATACGCCAGTCAGTTCCAGGCAATGGGTTCTGCAATGGGTATCGGAACTAACCAGATTGCCAAAGCAAATGACTTTTTGCAGAAAACAACAGACGGTTATGTTGGTGCATCTGATAGTCTTGCCGATGTATCTTTGAACCTTACGAAATTAGCCGGTGACATGGCATCTTTCTACAATAAAGACCAAGCGGAAGTAGCAGAGGACTTACGTTCTGTATTCACTGGAATGGTCGTTCCACTTAGACAGTATGGTCTTGATTTAACACAAGCAACACTTAAAGAGTGGGCTATGAAGAACGGCATGGATGCGGACATAGAATCTATGTCACAGGCAGAAAAAACGATGCTGAGATATCAGTACGTTATGGCAAACACGACAGCAGCGCAAAATGATTTCAGCCGTACCGCAGATACGTGGGCAAATCAGGTGCGAATGCTTCAGGAAAATTTCAAGAGACTTGGTGCAGTTATCGGTCAACCGATTATAAACGCCTTAAAACCACTTGTAAAGGCTCTGAACGCTGCCCTGTTAGCGGTTACAGACTTTGCAGAGAAAGTATCGGCTGCCTTAGGAAAAATCTTTGGTTGGCAATATGAGGCAGGCTCCGCAGGAATAGCTGTTGATCTGGGCGATGCATCTGACAGCGCAGGTTCTTTAGCTGATAGCACAGATGATGCATCAAAAAATACAAACAAAGCAAATTCGGCAGCCAAAAAACTGAAAAAGACCTTATCCACATTGCCGTTCGACCAGTTGAACAAACTTGCCGATAATACAGATAGTTCCGGTAGCGGTTCTGGTGGCTCTGGCGGTGGGAAAGGTTCTGGCGGTTCTGGAAGTGGTGGAACTGGCGGTGGCTCAACAGGTGGAAATCAAGGCACATGGAAACGTGTTTCTACGATGTTTGAAAGTAACATTGACACACTTTACGGTCTTGGAAAATATATCGGTGACACGTTATCAAAAGCGATGGAAAGCATTGATTGGAACCGGATATATGAAAAAGCAAAAGATTTCGGTAGAGGATTAGCTGATTTTCTGAATGGTTTAATTTCACCAAGACTGTTCGGAAATGTCGGAAAAACAATAGCAAGTTCACTGAATACAGTTATTTATTCGGCACTTTCTTTTGGAATAAGATTTGATTGGAAAAATCTGGGAAATTCAATTGCGACAGGAGTTAATACTTTTTTCAAAACGTTTGATTTCAACAGCCTTGCCAGAACTATCAATGTATGGGCGAACGGTCTGTTAGATACTGTCATTACAATGTTGGATAGAACAAATTGGACTATGATCGGTACGAGGATAGGAAAATTTTTGTCTGATATTGATTTTGCCAAAATTGGTAAAAAAGCAGGAAAAGCGTTATGGAAAGCAATAAATGCAGGTGTAAAAATATTTTCCTCTTCATTTAATAAGGCACCGATTGAAACCACGATTGCATCATTTGTATTGATGCCAAAATTATTAAAAGCTATTGCATCAACAAAAATCATCAGCGGTATGACGAATTTGTCAAAATCCTTTAAAAAAGTATATGACAATTCGATTTTGGTTGTTGGTGCATTGAGAGGAAATAAAGATAATACAGATAAATTATCAAAATCATACCCAAAACTTGGGAAATCAGTAGATGTTGTAAGAAAATCTTTCCAGAATTTTAGAGTAGGAATAGAGAACGGGAACTTTTTTAATGGATTATCAGAGGGGGCAAAAACTCTCAGAAATCATATGACAAATCTACAAAAAGGTGTTGTTGGTGCAACTTCCGTATTTGCTCAATTTGCACTTTCAACAAGTGCATTTCACGATTTAGCATCCGGAGCAGATAATGTCGGTGCTTCAATCGCAAAAATAGCGAGCGGTGCTGCTATCGCTGCGGTAGCATTAAAAACTCTTGGGTTATCAAATCCATTTACCGCATTGATTGTAGGAACTACAGCACTTGTGTCTGCAATTGTTGGTATTAATCAGGCAATGAATGAGTTGCTTGACAAAAATGTTGGAGAGTATATTAAGGAATCTTTCTCAACACCGGGCGGAGTGCCAGTTGAAAAACTGTTCAGTTCTGCGAAAAGTGCAATAAATTCTGTCGGTGACAGCTTCAATAGCGTAAGTGAAAAAATACGTGATTTCGAAAACAGCAAAGAAAGTGTAAAGAACGTCATTGTTGAGATTGAAAAAATCCAAGATGCAATGAAAATCGGAGTAACGTCAACAGAAGACGGGGTTAAGAAGTTAAGCGAACAGTTTGACAGTTTGTACGATGCTGCTAAATTAAATCTGGATGCTTACCAAACACTTATGTACTCTACTTTCTCTGATGGAAGTGTTGCTTCTAAAGCATTTGAATCAGCCGGAACTGATATTGAAAAAATCAAAGAGCAAGTAACTGGTTTTTCTTCTGAAACGCAGGAAAAAATCAGGCAGTTAATTGATAAAATGAAAGAACTGTCTAAAACTGATCCTACAAATCCACAACTCAAAGAATTACAATCTGAATTATTCAATTTAATGGGACAGTCAGATGATACTACCAAAGCAATGGATGAATTTGAAACATATATCAATTCAACCAACTTGGATTGGTCTGCATACATTAATGAGGACGGATTGAATGTAGATGCTGTAAACGATGATTTGAGTTCTCTTGTTGGAAGTGTTAAAGACGCACAGGATAAAACAGAAGAAGCATTGATCAATCTTGCTAATTCTGCAAAAGAAGCCGGAGATACAAAAACGTATCAAGCAATCATGGATGGACTTCCGGGTGCAATGGAGTATGTAAAAGAGCAGACTACAACTAAAGCACAGGATATTGCAAATAAATTGCAGACCGAGTATGTTAAAAATATCGGCAGCATAATAACAAAAGCGGGTGATGATTGGGAAGATTTGGATCCATTGAAAAAAGCATCTTACCAGTGGAGCAAAGGAACTTACATACTTGATGTTGTTGGAAAATACAAAGAGAAAACAATAGATCCATTGGACAAAACCATAAGTGACAATTTCGAACAACTTGGAATTGATGGTGCGGGTTACGCAAGCAGTGCCGCAGATAATATTATAGATTCATTGTTTACGACTACTTCGACAGCATCAAGTACCGGAGGTGTTTCTGTATACACTGATGTGTATGGAGATTATAAAGAACTATTTGAAAAACTTGGTGATGATGCATCTGTAGTTGCTGGAGAAGCTGGAAAAGATACTATTGCTGGATATCAAAAAGGTTTGAACGATAATGATGTCGACCTTGAAAAAGAAGCAACAGATGGTCCTTTTAGCAAATTTGTAAATGCTGTCAAAAAATTCCTTGGGATTCACAGCCCGTCAACAGTTTTCGCTGAAATTGGCGGATTCACAATGAGCGGTTTCCTTAATGGATTGAATTCAAATTCCGGAAAAGTTCTTGAATGGTTTTCAAAATTACCTGGAAATATCAAGGATAAGCTTGGAGATGCTAAGGAATGGATTAAGGACAAAGGTAAAAATGCTCTTGAGGGATTGAAAAATGGTTGGGATTCCGTAAAAGAGAGCAAAGTCGGACAGACAGTGCAGAAAATCGGTGGATATGTCAAAGATAAAGCCGGAAATGCCGGACAATGGATTAAATCCAAAGGTTCTGATGCAATTAACGGACTGCGAGCAGGATGGGATTCTGTTAAACAGAGCGGATTTCTTAATACTGTAGGTCAGATTGGCGGACAGGTGTATAAGGGCATTGGAAATCTACGAGACAAAGTTAAGGGGAAAGGAACTGATATTATAAACGGCTTGAAAAACGGATTTGATTCAAACAGTTGGAGATTCTACAATTCATTCTCTGGAATCGGTAATAGAATTTCTAATTCCATCGGTGATATGTGGGGATTAGGACATAGGATAACTAAAAACTTTGCAAACGGTTTATCCTCTGTTGGAATTAAATTGCCACATATTTCATGGACTTCTCGAAGCGTTGGTTTTGGCAAATTCTCTTTTTCAGTTCCATCGTTCAAAGTCAACTGGTATAAAAAAGGTGGTGTGTTCGATGAAGCATCTATGATTGGTGTCGGTGAAGCCGGAAAAGAGGCTGTATTGCCACTTGAGAATAAGAAAACCATGAGTATGATTGCTGAGAGCATCACAAAAAATTCCAGTGGACTTGGAATCAGCGAAGAGCAGCTAGAAGCAGCGGTTGAACGTGGTGTAGCTATGGCAATGATGAATAACCGGCAGGATATCAATGTACAGTGTGTTGCAGAGTTCAAAACATCTGATGAAGCACTGGCAAGAGCAGTATCTAAAGGACAGCAGAAAATTGAGTACAGGATGAAACCTGTACCGTCATATTAAGAGAGCGTGTAATGCGCTCTCTTTTTTAGAGGTTGAAATGTCAAGATATTATACAAATATTAATCAAAAGCCAACAGTAGATAGAATTTTGTCTATTGAAGAAAAATATATGGCTACTGGAAAAGAAGTGGTTGAATACGAGACTGCCGGATGGAAAAACAGTGTTCCAACAACGTCATCGGCAAATTGCTATTTATGGAACTACAAGCGCATTGTATATGCAGATGGGACATCAGAAAAAACACGTCCGACAATCATATGGAATGCCAAAACAAATGGAAATGTAAGTAGCTTAACCACTTATTACCTTGCTTCTGGTTCTTCCAGTGGTGTTACAACAAACACTTCTGGTTGGACAACAAGTGTTCCTACCATAAATGCGTATAGACCGTATTTGTGGAGATACCAATTATTCAAGAAAACAGATGGAAACAACTATCTTGTTTCCCCTCATATATATGAAAAATACGGGACTTCTGGTAATGAAGTGATTTTAATGGTCGGAAATTCAATTATTCCGTGTCCATCAGCACTGGAATATGGATTGCAAGATGTTTCTGCTTCAGAAAGCGGACGTACAGAAGATACAAGAATGCAAAAAAACCGTGTTGGCCAAAAACGTACATTGTCATTACAGTGGGTGGCTAAAAATTGGCAGGAAACATCGTCTCTTATGCTGAAATTCGACCCAGAATATATTTTTGTTTATTACCCAGATATGAAGTCTGGAGATTATGAAGTTCGTGAATTTTATTCTGGTGATAAGAAAACACCTGTCAAATGGTGGTGGGTAGGAAATAAAAAAATGGAAACAGTTAGTTTTGATGTGATTGAGAGGTAGTTCTATGATTACAGTTTCAGATAAATACAAAGAAAGTTTGAAAAATGGAAACAGAAACTTTCAAGTTGGATCTACATTAAAATTGACTGACGGTACAACTATTCCGATTAACAATTCTTGTTTGTGGTCTGGCGGTTTTTCTATTGATGATTCCGTTTCGGAAGATTCTGTATTCCAGATTGGAAGTGCAATCATAAACCAATGCACAATTATTTTGAATAACATCTACGATGATTATACAGATTATGATTTCTACGGTGCTACGTTAAAAACATTTGTTGGGTTGCAGTTTGATGACGGAACTGTTGAATACATGAGAAAAGGTGTATTTACCGTTGTAGAGCCACAATACAACGGTTCACTGATCACATTGACTTGCTATGACAATATGTTTTTATTTGACCAGACATGGGATATTGATGTTGATTTTCCAGTTTCTGCAAAAGAAGTAGTGCAGAAAATGTGTGATAAATGTGGTGCCACTCTTGCAACTCTGGATTTCCAACACTCTGGCTATCTACTGCAAAGACCATCATCGTTAGCAACAATGACATATCGAACAGCTTTGATGTGGATTTGCCAGATTTGCGGATGCTTCGCCAGATTTAACGGATACGGAGAACTGGAAATTAAGTGGTATGACCAGACAACACTTGAAAACCCAGAAACAAACGTAAGTAAAGTGCACAAAATAGAAAGTTCTTATGAAAAGGAACTTGCTACAGATGATGTTGTGATTACTGGTGTAAGAGTGGTTGAAGTGTCACAAGACAGTTCAACGGGCGAAACAAATCAATATCTTTCTGGAACAGACGGCTATGTTGTTTCTGTAGAGGAAAATGATTTTATTTTTGACGGAAATGGTGAAGAAATAGCATCATGGTTAGGCACTCAATTAATTGGATTACGTTTCAGAAACGGTCAAATTACTCATATTTCAGACCCTACGATTGAAGCTGGCGATGTTGTAATCTTTACGGATGAAAAAGGAAACAGTTATAAAATGATTGTTTCTGGCACAACATACACGCTAAACAATTCACAAACTACACGATCTAGTGCGGAAACGCCTGTAAGAAACAGTTCTGAAAGATATTCAAATGCCACAAAAAACTATGTCAAAGCAAGAGAACTTATAACGCAGGAAAAAAACGAACGGGAACGTGCGTTATCTTCACTAAATGACCGCATGAACAACGCTGTCGGGTTTTACACTACAGAAGAGACGGATTCTGCTGGTGGAAAAATTTTTTACATGCACAACAAACCAACATTGGCAGAGTCTAGCATGGCTTGGAAGATGACATCGGAAGCAATGGCAGTTTCTACAACGAAAGACGCAAACGGAAACTTTATATGGTCATCTGGAATAACTGTAAACGGCGATGTAATTGCCAGAATTTTAAATGCTGTTGGCGTAAGCGCATCTTGGATTAATACGGGTGCATTGACAATTAGAGACGAAAACGGAAATGTTATTTTTTATGCCGATGTTGACAAAAAAACAGTAGAAATCACTGGCGCAGCAGTAAAAATCGGTGGAAAACCTGCCGATGAAGCAATAGAAGCAGCAAAAGAAGAAGCAAAAAACTTTTCAAGCAGTACATTAGCTGACTATGCAAATACCGTTGCTCAAGATTTGGAAAAGTTACAAAAACAGGTCGATGGTCAGATTGAATCTTATTACAAAGACTATGAGCCAACCTTGGATAATTACCCGGCTTCTGATTGGACTACTGATGAAGAAAAGAGCGCACATGAGGGCGATTTGTTTTATTGGAAATCTAAGGGAATAGGATATAGATTTTTCTATGATGATTCTGTTGGAGAGTGGAAATGGCAGCTTATTCAAGATACAGACATTACAAAAGCACTTGATATGGCAAGTAAAGCGCAAGAAACGGCTAATGATAAAAAGCGTGTATTTGTTTCTCAACCAGTTCCACCTTACGACATAGGCGATTTATGGTCTCAAGATGGTGGAGATATTCTCACTTGTGTTGTTGCAAGGGTACAAAATAGCATCTTTTCTGAAACAGACTGGCAGAAACGAAACAATTATGCCGACACAGATTCAGTGCTTGAAGTCAAAATGAACAGCGTAACCGGCTCGGAAATACAGTATGCTATATCTGCATCATTTATCATTGCCCCGTCAGATGGATGGTCAACAGAAATGCCAGAGTGGACGGATGGCATGTATATGTGGCAGAGGTCTATGACTCAGAAAGGTGATGATACTGTAGAGTATTCGGAACCAATATGTTTATCTGGCAATCGCACAAAATATCCTGCCAGTATAAAAGCTCTTTCTGATATTGATGCAGATTCTTTGATTGTTGGCACAGAATCTGGTTATCAAATGTTAAAAAGTGGAAATGATTTTGATATATCCTATCCAGTTTTATATGCAGGACAAGCTATTGTGGCTAATGATTCCGGGTCAGAAAATTATACAGAAATTTCACTTAATATTTCGAATACTCAAAGTATTACGTTCCAACAATACGCAAACATATACATCAAAGGCACGCTTGATGGGAAAAAGTTTAAGCCGGTTTCTAAATCTCCTTTAACACAATCAATACCGACAGAAGCTGACGGATATTATTATCTTTTGATTGGATGCTCATATTCGGAAACATCTATGATTTTACAATCAAATCAGCCTGTATATCGGTTTCTTGGTGGTGTATTTAGAAAAATGGGAGATACAGCAGATGATGTTGTTCTTTCGTGGTGCAAAGATAATGATTTGACCTATATTGACGGAGCAAACATCTATGCAAAGTCGGTAAAGGCAGAGCAAATAGATGTCGAAAACCTTTTCGCCCAAAACATTGAAGCAACTAACATGCACCTCAAAGGTGATAGTTCTGTCGATGGAACGATTACCGCCAGAGCATTAACTCTTGGCAGTGGAAAAGAATGTAAGATATTGTGGGGCGAAGCAGTCCCAGCATATGCATGGGGCAATGTCGCTCAACTTGGATACGATGGTGGAGCTGACAATCCGATACATACACTTGATGTTGATGCTGGTGGTATCGCTTTAGTTGGTGGAACAGTTGGATCAGATGGCGAGTCTATTGTAGAAAACTCTGCGGCAATAATGGGTGTAGAGGGGCTTGGAACAGCTTTCATAACTGCGCCGAATGGATTTTATGTAAACGGAACAAAACAATATGATTGGTCTGATTGGCAGACAGAAAACACAACAGACACATGGGTTCCTGTGCCAACAAGTTCTGGAAAGATGCAGCACCGTGTTATCCCGACAGATGCTTTTAGTGTAAAAACAAACGGAATTTTTAGAAAATATGGGAAAGTTGTTACTGCTAGATTCTACGGGACATCGGTTGATAGTTTACCTTGGGTTCCTGTAGGATGGCATCCGGCAGAAGATATAAGTGTCCCTGTGACGGTAATATACAACAGCAATCCGTATATGGGATATTGCATCATAAGGTTAACTGGAAAAATTGAATGCACTTATTACAACTATGGTTCTAATAAAGGAACGCCAGCAAGTGGCAGCACTATATACGGTCAGGTTTCATGGATTGTTAATTAACGGGCAAATCTATGTGGGAATGAGCCGTTTGCTTAGGAGGTGGACGGCAGTACCACTGCCCGGTTTTTTTTAAGATAGGAGTGATTTTTAATGGCAAAATATAACGTACATGCAGGACATAATCCAGAGGGTAAAATTGCTTGCGGATCATCGGATTTATTGAATGAATCAAGAGAAAACAGATTGGTAAAAGGCGAACTTATCAATTATCTGCGCCAGTACGGAAACACCGTATATGATTGTACGGAGGATAACGGCAAGAACCAGAGGGACGTGCTTGAGAAAATCGTAAAAAAATGCAATGCGCATACTGTTGATTTTGATTTCTCGCTGCATCTCAATTCTGGCAGAAACGATGATAACGGAGATAGTAAGCAAGGCGGTGTAGAAGTACATATAAATGCTGACAACAAGGGAAAGAAAGCTGTTGCTGAACGTATTTTATCAAGAATGGAAGGCATCGGATTTAAGAGACACGGAACAGGAATTGTTATTAATCCAAAATTATACGTTCTGAATCATACGAACGCACCGGCATTGCTTATTGAAATTTGTTACGTTGATGATCGTGACGATTACAATCAGTATAATAAAGTCGGCTATAAAGCCGTTGCAAAAGCAATTGCGGAGGGAATTATGAATACAACTATTTCAAACGGAATCAAGGACGGCCTGGCAGACCAGAAAGCATCTGACGGCAACTGGTATTACTACAGAAATGGCAGCATTGCCACAGATATCACCACTGTTGCACAGAATAAAAATGGTTGGTGGTATGTAAAGAATGGCAAGGTTGACTTCTCTGCAAACACTGTTGCAAAGAATGAAAATGGATGGTGGCATATCGTAAACGGCAAAGTTGACTTCAATTCAAACACGATCGCCAAGAACGAAAACGGATGGTGGAAAATTACCAACGGAAAAGTTGACTTCAACTATACCGGTGTTGCAAAAAACGAAAATGGTTGGTGGCGTGTAGAAAATGGAAAAGTTAATTTCGATTACAACGGAATCGCCCAAAATGAAAACGGTGTCTGGTACATCAAAGGTGGCAAAGTAGATTTTGACTATACCGGTGCAGCAACCGTAAAAGTTGTAAATGGAAAAGTGCAGATTGGATAATCGGATTGAGGGGCGTTTTGCCCCTCTTTTTTTGTTTCTATTTTATTGACGTTATCCATTTGATGTGTCATACTAACAATATAATTCAAATAGGGGGAATAATACCATGAAAAAGAAAATTGTTTCATTATTAATTGTATCTTGCATTATTTTATCTTCTGCAATTGGTTGTGGTAGTAAAAACGAAACACAATCAAAAGATAACAGTACAAGTGCCCAAACAAATCAGGTTGCATCTGAATCCAAGGAATCTGAACCGGAGGAAGAAAGCAACAAAGATTTTGATGGTTCTGGAATGTCAGAAATTGGAAACGGAACGTTTTACATTTCAACACCTGGTGGAACATCAGAAGATGGAAATGTTCCTGTATTCTTAGACGCAGAAAGAACAATGATGACAGAAGTTGGGTATAGTGCTAGGGAAATGGACGGTACATCTTACATATTTTTACATTGACGGAATGGAAAATGATAAAGACCAGATTTCCGATACTGACGGTAGCTTGATCATTAATGGAGATATGCTTTCAGAAGGTACTCATACTGTAGAAGTTGTTCAATATGATACTGACGAACCTACTGGAAATGTAATAACATACAAATCCGCTACTTATGAAGTAAAATAATAATAGCAAAAGAGCAACCGTTATTGGTTGCTCTTTTTTCTTCTTTTGCCAAATTATCGACAAAATTTCCTCATTTGTTCGCATAATCTATATTATACTACTGTAAACAAAAAATCAATACTTGAAATAAAAGAACATACGTTCTATAATTATTTCAGAGTAAAATTCAAAGGGGGAATTGCTGTGGATGAAAAAGAAGAAATTGTTAAAATGTTAGATCAGTTAAAAAATCCGGAGTGGATTCATTTTATTTATGTTCTAATAAAAGGTTTGCTAAAATAAAGTTAAAAGGCTGGACTTGCGCAAGTCCAGCCTTTTTATTATTTTTTGTTTTCAGAAATCATATCAATGAGTTTTTCTAAGCTATCCCATCCAGAATCATCTAAATTAGCCAAAGCGTTAATCAATCTCCTTTTAAATGAATCTTCATCAGACTTCAATACTTCTGAAATCATTTTAGAAATTTGTTCACTTTTTGAAATTGGAATAAACATTTCTCCGTTCCCATTACGCAACCAATCTTCATTAACAGAAAATTCTTTGCAAATTAATGCAATAGCAGAGTCACTTGGAATACTTCTTCCCATTTCATATGTCGCAACAGTATTCCTTTTTATTTTAATTCTTTCGGCAAATTCTTGTTGCGTCATTTTTAAAGCATTTCTGATTTCTTTTATTCGTTCATTCACATCCACACCTCCTTTTCATAACAAATTCTAACACATGTTGTTGAAAAAATCAACAAAAATATATTGACAAATGTTTTTTAATGACATATAATTGTTTTACAATCAACAAAGGAGGTGATAAAAAATGGCAAAAGTCGATATTAGACAGGTCAATGATGAAAAAGGAATTTTTACTGAAATTCTCATTGACGGTCACAAAATTGATGGTGTGAGAAACTACGAATTGAAACAGAAAGCAGGAGAAGCACCTGTATTAACTTTGGACTTAAATGCATTTGACATATCAACAGATTTAAAAATGTTGAAGTTAAATCAAAGTACAGTCGGTGAGATTGAAAGCATCAAGTTCAAAGATGGCTTTGAGACAAGTTTCGGATAGGCTCCCATGTTTCAGAGAGCCTATAAAAATTATCTGTTTTTTATAATAGAACATTGATTTGGGTCGTTGCAGCAACCTGTAAAACTTGCATATTTGCAAGTCAATCTTCCAGGGATAAATTTTGGCTTTTCATCTTCTAATGAAGAAGCCGGAATCATTTCCATTGAAACAGAATAATTTTTGTTCTGCTTATCGCAGAATCCGTTGTAGATCATGGTAAATCACCTCCTTATAACTTTGATAAGGAAGATTATACCATAAAAGAGAGGAAGTGAGTTAAATGAGTGAGAAAGAAAAAACTATCGTTGAGAAAATCAAAAAAGCAATTCCGAACATGTCAGATTTTGACAAAGGATATTTTCTTGGGAAAGTTGAAAGTCTGGCAGATGCTTCTGATCAGAAGCAGGAAGAACGCAAAGAGCATGGAGATTAGATTTCCAATTAAATTGAATTGAAAGAGGGTGACGATAGTTGAAAATGTCATATGGATACGAAGTTGATGGTAAGTCAATGACTTTGTCAGACAGTGTAGAATGTATGGCACTTCTGATTGCGGAAGAATATTCAAAAGGCGAGAAGAGAATCGAAGAAATTCAGCAACGATGCAAAATCCTTGATTCCCTCACTAATGCACTGTTAGCCATCAAACTTTAATTTGAAAGGAGTAGATATGAGTGATTTTATTGAGAATGCTGTAAGAGATGAACTTACCACAACAGTAGATGGATCTGCGTTTTATGAGAAGCGTCGTAAAAACGGACAAGCCATATGTGATTTGACCATTTCCGTAAAGGAAGTGATTGAAAAATCCGACCTGTCCGTTTCAGAAGCCAAAGGCTTTTTGGAGTATATGAAGATTGTTATAGATTGCTGTTCATATACTCGTTTTCAGAAATAACTTTGATACTACATTCTTTAAACGGATTTGAGTCCGTAATTTCTTTGGCCGTCTTGAGTATAGACAATACTTTGGCAGAGTGAGGATATTCAAGACCGCAGTTAGGGCAAGAAACCGTTTCAGCAGATATATTTTCATCAATTGTATATTTGCTGTTGCAGGTACAAGTTATTTGAAACTTTAAGAACATGGTATTCACCTCTTTTCTATTTATAGGTAAGAGGATTATACCACAGAAAGTAGGTGAAGAACAAATGAACGAATTACAGATTTTTAATTCAGAAGAGTTCGGTGAAATCCGAACGGTAACTATTGATAATGAAATATATTTCGTTGGGAAAGATGTTGCAGAAGCATTAGGGTATTCCAATACAAGAGATGCGCTATCAACACACGTTGCGGACGAGGATAAGAATACCGTCGTGATTTCCGACGGAAAAAGAGGAAACCCAAATCAGACAGCCATCAATGAATCTGGTTTATATGCGTTGATTTTCGGCAGCAAACTTGAATCAGCAAAAAGATTCAAACACTGGGTAACATCAGAAGTTCTCCCAACAATCCGCAAAACAGGTGGTTATCGCAAACCGATGTCAACAGCGGAGCAGATTAAACTTCTGGCACTTGGAAATACGGAACTGAATGAGCGTGTTACTGACGTTGAGAAAAAGATTAATTCATTAGAGAACGACATGCCACTGTACGGCTGCGAGATTGATGATATCAAAAACCACGTTAATCGCAAGGTTGTAAATGTGCTTGGTGGAAAGACAAGTGAAGCATACAGAGATGGAAGTATTAGAAGTTCAGTATTTAAAGATATTTACCGACAGCTGAAACGTGAGTACGGTTGCGTATCATCTTACAAATCAATCAAGAGAAAATGGATTGATGATGCTCACGATCTTATCAATGGTTATGAGGTTCCGAAAGTTCTTGAGGAACAGATCAGAGATGCAAATGCTCAGATACGGCTTGTGTAGGTACATTTAATAAGGAAGTGATAGGAAAATGAAACAGCCAAAACGGTTGACCAGAGACCAGAAAGTAATTCTTTCAGCACAGGGGCTTGTAGCTGATAACTACATGCTTGATAAAGAAACAGAATTTTATCTGGTCGTAGTACATAAATCCACTGGGAAGTCCAGACGGATAGATAAATATGCAGGAGGGAAATACAGATGATAGTAACAAACCCAAACGAACTCATGCTTGTTGAGTTACAGATTCTTAACGTGTTTGGCAGAGAATTTGTGATTGAAGATGGAAAAATTACAGGAATTGTATATGTAGGTGAATAATGGGAACAGCATTTACAGAACTTAGAGACGAAATCAAAAAATCAAAGATTTTCGGTGCATACGAAGCAAGCGTGCGCCGTGGAGATATGCCATCAGAAACACGGACAGCATTAAGGAGTGCCGTTAGCTTGCATGAGATGGATAATGTTGATTTCTTAGATCTGTTTGAAAAGACAGCAAGAGAACACATGTTAGAAGTGTTAGACACGATGCTTCGTGTAGATATTTTAGTTGAAAGGGGATAGAAAGGATGAAAATCGAATTAAAGAAGCTTATTGTTGAAAATTTCATGGCATATCCACATACGGAATTTGATTTCTTCAACAGAACAGTAGTTTCCGGCAGAAATGGAATCGGTAAATCAACCATTGCCACAGCCTATACATGGCTGATGTTCGGTTGCGATTACCAGTTAAAAGATAACCCGGCAGTAAGAAGAACCGTTGACAGTAAACCGGTAGACGACATTGACGTATATGTTGAAGCAATTCTGGATATCGACTGTAAGGAAGTGACTGCCAGAAAGGTCCAGAAACGCAAATACAAAAAAGATGGTGTCGGATATTCTGATGATAACACATATTTCATCAATGAAGTTCCGAAAACGCTCAAAGCATTTAACGAATATTTTGAGATCGATATGAACCTGTTGAAAATGTGCAGCAGTCCGGGAGCATTTCTGAATCAGAAAACAGCAGATATGAGAAGCTATCTGTTTGGACTGGTTGAAAATGTCAATGATATGGACGTGGCAAAAGAAAATTCTGAACTTTCTGCGATTACAGATTTGCTTGAAAAATATTCTGCTGATGAATTAACAGCAATGAATAAGGCAACAAAATCAAAAATTGATAAGGAATTGCCAATCATTGACGGGCAGATCATGGAAAAACAGCGTGATATTCAGTTAAAATCCGACATTGATGTGGCAGAACTGGAACTTCTGAAAAATACGCTGTCTGAGCAGTTGGCTGGTAACATCAAGAAACAGACAGATGCAGAAACACTGGAAAAAGATTTACAGGACAAGGCACAAGGTGTTTTGGATTTGAAGTTCGAATTAAGTGGTTTACAGACACAGGCAAACGACAAAAATACAGAAAAAATCCGTGAGTTACAGCACAAAATCAACGATGCCAATGCATTTGTAGATTCTATCCATGAGGAAATCAGAAAAAATGGAGTTGCTGTTGACCGGATTAAGTCAGAGATCAACGAAAAAGATTCTGCCAGGGAACTGTTGGCAAAGAAGTGGGTAGATGTCAACGATGAAAAATTCGATGATAATTCAACCATTTGCCCGACATGCCACAGAGATCTGCTAGATGAAGAAATCAAACGTCTTGTATCAGAGTTTACGGAAAGCAAGAAGAAACGGCTTTGTGAAATCGAAGCAAGAGGAACAGCGTTAAAAGAAGAAATTGAGAAAGAAAAACCAGTTCTTGCAGAACTTGAATCTGTGGCAGAAGAAAACATGAAAAAACTCAATTCAGTGCTTTCAAAACTGGACGAATATCACAAACAGTTAGATGTCATTCCGAAAGTTGTAGACATTTCAGATACAGATGAATACAAAAAACTATCTGCCGAAATTGATGCAAAAGAAGCAGAAATGCAGAAATCAATGAAAATTGATGATATTCGTGGTCAATTGAAGCTAGAAGAAAATGAGATCCGCAGAAAATTGTCTGAATGTGAAAGCCAGATTTCAAAGTCCGACACATCCGAAGACGAGAAGCGCCTTGAAGAACTTCGTGATCGTAGAATTGATATGGAGCAGAAAAAGGCAGATGCAGAAAAGATTCTTTATTTGCTTGGAGAACTGGAAAAAGCGAAAAACGACAAATCATCAGATGAAATCAACAAGCACTTCGGGGTTGTTAAGTGGCAGCTGTTTGAAATCAATAAATCCGGTGGCTACAAATCAGTGTGCATACCTACTGTTGATGGAAAATCTATTCTTTCAACCATGAGCAATAAAGGAAATCAGATCATCGGAAAGGTTGCTATTTGTAATTCGATTCAGAAAATCAATGATTTATCCGTACCTGTATTTTTGGATGATTCTGAATCATTAGACGTTAAAAATAAGGAACGTGTTTCAAAAGCCGTAGGGTGCCAGATAATCATGTTGGAAGTTACAGATAGCAACAAAATATCTGTGATGGAGGGCTGATATGGGCGACAGATATATTGTGGAAAAAGAATTCGAACATGATGGATATAAATGTGTTGTCATTTTCAACGCATCTGGTTATCGGTGTGGATATGTTGGAGTTCCTGAAAGCCATCCACTGTACAGAAAAAAGTATAGTGATTATCTCGAAATCAACAAAAGAGACATTGAAGATAGAGAAGTAAGCGGTATTTTCCCACTATTAAGTATGATTCTTGATTCCGATGAAAGAGTTCGCATTGAAGCATTTTTTCAAGTACATGGTGGAATTACCTATTCTGGTGGTGGGAAAAACTCAGAATATCCAATCAAAAGTGATCTGTGGTGGTTCGGATTTGACTGTGGACATTATTGTGATGGAAAAGAACTGGAACTTGCCTGCGTTAGATTCCCAAAATATAGGATGCAACTTTTAATGCAGCTTGAAATTGAAAGAAAATATCATGTAAATGACGAGGTCGTAAGAACAGAACAGTATGTTACTGATGAATGTAAAAAACTGGCAGAACAGTTAAAAATATTTGAGAAAAGTGAGGAAAGTTTAAATGAGTAAAGAATTAGAACTTGCAAGAGAATTGGTTAAACAGTTAGAAGAATCAGAAAACGCAAAAAAGGTCAGACTTTCAGAACTAAATCCGGGTGATGTGTTCAAAATTGGAGAGAATGATTTTATCGTTCTGGAACATCATTATGACACTACAACCGTTATTTCAAAAGGATTTATGGCGGAAAATGTCGTGTTTGATGAAGATACACGAGACTACAACAAGTCGAATTTAAAAAAAGCTATTGAAAACGAAATTCAACCGATTATTGAATCCGAAGTCGGTTCCCAAAACCTTGTGGAACACGAAGTTGAACTTACATCCGTTGATATGCAACACGAATTTTGTAATTGCAGTTGCAAAGTAAGACCTATTACGTTTGATGAAGCAAGAGAATACAACAATTTGCTTGCCGACAAAAGCCTTGATGATTGGTGGTGGACATGCACACCGTGGTCTACTGCTGATAGAGGAATGAAATACAGCATCGCCGTTGTTTCCCCGTCTGGCTGCATCGGCCGCAACCGTTGTGACTGCTTCGACGGTGTTCGCCCGGTTTGTATCTTAAAATCTAATATCTTTGTATCGAAAGGGGAT